GCGGCCGTCTACATGAGCCAGACCGACAACTTCGGGGTCGGCGGACTCACTGGCGGCTCCATGGAGTCCAACTCATTTTTTGGCGGTTCAATCTACAGTCAGGATGCGACATCTGGAAGCACCGCCCTTTACATCGATGGCGGACTGAACACCGGTCACATCCATTTTTATAACGTGTTCTTCGCTAAGAACGGTGGCGACTCGTGGGTGTTCATTCGTCTTGGGGCCTCCGATGACCAGGCGCCGCACTTTCCAATAGGGCTGCACGATTGCGTTGGAGAGTCTGGCGCAAGCTCTCCTTCCTATGGAGTGCATATCCACAATAGCGGCGTGGCGCCGTTACTGAATTTGTGTTCGCTGACGCTGTACAACTGCCGCTGGCAATTTCCGACTACGAACAACATTCTCTGCGACGGCGCCTCATCCAGCGCAGTTCAACTGATCGCGGCGAACATCTATACACCATTTAATGATGGTGCCAACGCTGTCTCTTCGATATTCCAGCAATGCGCGGGCTGTACGTTGAATCTTCAGTTTGAATCTACGATAACCATCGGCAACGGCGTCGGAAACTTCATTACTTGGATTCAAAATGCGCCGACGATTACCGTAGGATCGGCAAGTAACATTATTTACAATGGTGGTAATGGGACTGTCGTGCTCCCCGAAGTGGGATTCAATGGAAACACGCCGCAGCCTAAGAACACGGGATGGGGCGCTCCCACGGGAGGAGGTCTCATTGCGAATTTTCCAGGGTCAAGTGCCACTACGGGGCAATGTGGTCAGGTTCTATCAACGCTGATATCGGTGCTAGAAAGTTACGGGATACTAGGCGCGTGAACTTGCCTGCATGACCACTACTACTCCCAACCCCCTCAGCTACAACGCCTACATCCAGAACATCGGCGTGATGGCAGTCGCGCTGACTTCCGAGACGGCTGGACTATGGTCGTTCGTCGATGAGCCGCTACAAACCATCGTTCCGCAGATTCTGAACTACGCCGAGCAACGGATCTCGCGCGACCTCGACCTTCTCTCATCCCAGACCTCCAACATCTACACCCTGACGGCCGGCGCGAATGTGTTCTCGCTACCCGTGAACGACTTCCAGGTCGTGCAGACGCTGGAGATCGTGACGCTCTACAACGGCACCGTCGTGAACTCTCAGCCGCTGACGCCGGTAAGCAAGGAGTTTATCCAGAACTGCTACGGCGGACTGACGTCGGCGAGCGCGCCGCGATACTTTGCCATGTACGGCGATAATTTCGGTAGCGAGCAGGATTCCGCGACGAATATTCTGTTTGGGCCGGCGCCGAATTTTGCGTACAGTTTGAGAGTTACCGGGACGGCGTGTCCGCCTAGTTTGTATCAGAATGCTGCGGCGGGGGTGGCGGATACGGCGTATACGTATATTTCCGCATACTATTCTGACATGTTAGTGATAGCTAGCATGATATACATCAGTGCGTACCAGCGAAACTGGTCCGCAACAGCGGATGATTCCGAAATGGCGCAATCGTACGAAAAACAGTATCAGGCATTGCGATTGGGTGCTGTCCCTCTGGAGAACAGAAGGAAGGGCCAAGGATCGGCGTGGTCGCCGTACTCGACGCCGATTGCGGCTACTCCAACGCGATGATGTATGCAATCGAATAGTGACTGTAACGACGTGACAGCAGAGGACTACGTGCCGTGGTCTCAGACTGGCTTCGTAACACGAGAAGAGGCGAAGAAAGCGGCAATTGATTTACTGAATACTCCCGCCGTTGCATGGGCGCATGTCGTTGCGCTGTACGATGAAAAGTCGAAGAAAAATATCGCGTACTACGTGCTGACCAACGAGTCGTGATGCATGCCCCACGCCGTATTGAAGCTCTACCCCGGAGTTAACACCCAGCAAACTCCAGCTCTTAACGAGAACTCCGGCGTCTCGTCCAGCCAACTTATTCGTTGGTTTCCAGATCCAGTACTCGGGGCCCTCGTCCAAAAACTCGGCGGCTACACCCGCTTCTATGGCATCCCCCTCCCCGCCATAGTCCGCGCCCTCTGGGCCTGGGAAGACCTCAACGACACCTCCCATCTCGCCGTCGGTACCCAGACCATCACCGGCACGCCATCCGCCGAACTCGCCGTGATCACCAACGGCACCCTACAGAACATCACCCCATCCGCGATCACAGACGACCCCGCGCCGCTGCTCGCCACGACCATGGGCTCGGCGATCGTCCAGATCACCGACAACACCGTGACCGGCATCACGAACTACGACTCCGTCTACATCACGACCCAGATCGCGATTGGCGGCATCATCCTGTTCGGGCTCTACCCCTGCGACCCTGACGGCTTCCTCGGCGCGAATGCCTACACGGTTCTATCCGAAGACATCCTCGGAAACCTCAATCCCGCGACGAGCTCGTCCACGACCGCCGTGCTGCCCATCTTCACGACCATGGCGGGCTCGGTCACCGCGACCGTCACCCTCCCGCTGTACACCTACGCCGTCGGCGACACGTTCCCCGTACTCGTTCCGACCACCGTCGGCGGCGTCACCTTCTACGGCAACTACGTCGTCCAATCGATCGTGGACGTGAACAACTTTCACATCATCGCGAACAATCCCGCGACGGCGACCGCGACCGGCACGCTGAATAACGGCAACGCGCAGTACATCTACAGCTTCGGCGAGGGGACCATCCCGGGTGGGACGGGCTACGGCGTCGGCGGCTACGGGACCGGCGGCTACGGGACCGGCAATACCGTCACGCCGACCAGCGGTGTCGACATCGACGCGATCGACTGGACGCTCGACAACTGGGGCGAGATTCTCATCGCGTGCCCGGATCGGGATCAGCCCTCAGGTGCGACGCCGTTCCAGCCGATCTACCAATGGGATCCCAACGCCGCCTACGCGACGATTATCCCGGCCGCGCCGCCGGTCAATGACGGCATCTTCGTGGCCATGCCGCAGCGGCAGATCGTGGCGTGGGGCTCGACCGCGACCGGGATTCAGGACCCGCTGCTCATCAACTGGTGTGACGTCAATAACTTCAACCAGTGGATCGCGCTCCCGACGAACCAGGCGGGCTCGTATCGCATCCCGAAAGGCTCGAGGATCATCGGCTGCGTGCAGGGACCGCAGCAGGCCGTCGTCTGGACCGATATCGGCGTGTGGTCGATGCAATATATCGGGCCACCATACGTCTACTCGTTTAACCAGATCGGTACCGGCTGCGGGCTCATCGGGCGTAAGGCCGCGGCCAGCATGAACGGCATCTATTACTGGATGGCTCCGTCGCAGTTCTTCACGCTCGGCGGCGAAGGCGTGCTCCCGCTGCCGTGCCCCGTGTGGGACGCCGTATTCCAGAACCTCGATACCTCGATTGACCCCGTCTCCGGCGTCACCCGCGCGCAGAAAATCCGCGTGGCGGTCAATTCTCTGTTCGGCGAGATCCAGTGGTTCTACGCGTCGATTCTGGGCGGTACCGGCGAGGTCGACTCCTACGTGAAGTACAACACGTATCTCAACGTCTGGGACTACGGCACTCTCGGGCGCACGGCGTGGGTGGATCAGTCGGTGCTGGGACCGCCGATTGGGGCTGATCCGACGACGTTACTGCTGCAGCAGCATGAGACCTCGAATGACGCTGACGGGCAGGCCATGGCGCCGTTTTTCCAAACGGGGTATTTCGCGCTGGCGGAGGGGGACTTTAAGACGTTTGTCGACCTGGTGTGGCCGGATATGAAGTGGGGGATGTACGACGCGGCGAAGACGGCGACCGTGCAGATCACTTTCCTTGTGGCGAATTACCCGGGCGATACCCCGCAGACGTTTGGCCCATACTCCGTGACGCAGGCCACCAAGTACTTCAATACCCGATTGCGCGGCCGGCTCGTATCCATCAGGATATCCAGCCAAGACCTAGGTTCATTTTGGCGGATCGGGGCACTTCGGTACCGGTTTTCGCCGGATGGGAAATTTTAGCTATGGCAAGAGTGGTGGAGTGGTAGACACACGCTCAAAACGCAGAGACGTCTGCGGTCGATACGCGGGAAACGAAACGAATACCGTGTATCGGCCAGAGCGCGTCTCAATCGCAGGTTCGATTCCTGCCTCTTGCCCCGTTTTTTTCTAACTCATGGCGACCCCCGCAACACAGCCCGCAGCAGCAGCCCAGTCCCAGACCGGTGGCGGTTCGATTTCCGACGTTTTAACGACACTGAAGAACCTCGTCACCGGACTGGCGAATCTCACGCAGCAGTATCTGAACGTCGAGGGAGTCTTAAATTTCGCGGGGCTGACGGCGCCGACCGTGGTGAAGGCGACGTCGGGACGCATCGCGCGGGTGAGCGTGATTGTCGCGGGGTCGGCGCCGGGGGTTATATATGACGGGGCGACGCTGACGGCGACGACGAAACCGCTCAATGTTATTCCTAACGCGGTTGGGATTTATGTGGTCAACCTGCCGACTTCGTTTGGATTGCTCGTCGTGCCGGGGAGTGGGCAGACTGTGTCAGGATCGTACTCGTGAACCCAGCCATCGACGCCGCTCTCAGCATTGCGCGCAAGAGGCGCGATACGGGCGGCTCTGTCTCAACACCTAAATACCACAGCGGCCCAATCCACAGCAGTGTTGCCGGCAGGACTGACCACTTACCGATCACTGTCGAATCCGGGTCATACGTTTTACCTGCCGACGTGGTCAGCGGCGCCCCCGGCGCAGAAGGCAACACCATGGCTGGCTTCGCGCACGCCAAGCGCGTGTTTGGCGGAATGCCGCGCGGAGGTGGCGCGCAGCCTTATAACCATACGGGTGGACCCTACGGAATGAAGCGGGGCGGTGCTGCGTCGGGCGTGCCGATTGTCGCTGCCGGCGGCGAGTATGTCGTGCATCCGGACGCCGTGCGAGAAGTTGGAGGAGGTGATCTGGACACAGGGCACAAGGTGCTTGATATGTTCGTGAAGAGGATTCGGAAAGAGAATATCAAGACGCTGCAGAAGTTGCCCGGACCGAGGCGCGATTGATGCTCGCCCTAAATATCTACGACGACCTGAAACTCCGTCTCGGCACCCCCGACGACATGCGCGAGGTCATGGATCTGGCGATTGCGGCGGCGAAGGAGAATGCCTTGATGACGGCTAACCAACTCCTGTTGGCTCAGGCGGTTTGGCCCGCATTGAACCAGAACCATGGACTCGTTGGTTGTATCGGCAAGGAAGGCGGTGAAATCGAGGGCATGGTCGTGTTGAATATCGGCACGCTATTCTACTCAGATGAGATGTGCGTCGAGGAGCGTGTTGTTTTCGTGAAGCCTGAATATCGCGCGGCTAAAGGCGGTCGCGCGAGAAAACTGCTGGAATTCAGCGAAACCGTAGCGAAGCAACTTGGATTGCCCTTGTTGATTGGGATTCTGTCGTCGGAAGCGACCAAGCAGAAAGTAGAGTTGTATCGGCGCGTGTTTGGCGAGCCTAGCGGAGCGTTCTGGGTCGTTGGGCGTAAGACGGGTGGGCGTGAGGTGGTGGCGTGAGTGCCGATTATTACATTTACGAGCACTGGCGTCCGGACAAGAATGTCTGTTTCTACGTCGGCATGGGGAAGGGGCGCAGGGCGCGCGTCATGTACAAGCGCAGCGATCATCACTCTAACATTCAGGCCAAGCTTAAAAGGAACGGTCAATCCGTAGAGGTTCGTTTAATCGCTACTGGCTTATCCAGAGAAGAGGCCGTTACTAGAGAAATAGAGCGAATTTCTTACTGGCGCGCTTTGAAGGTCAACCTGGTGAATCTCACTGCCGGCGGGGACGGTAGCCTAAATCCTAGTGACACGACCCGCGAATTGATGAGGCAGAGAAAACTTGGAAAAATCTTAACGGAGGAGCACAAAGACAAAATAGCTAAGAGCACGCGCGCGGCGCTATCTTCTCCCGAAGTGAGAGCCAAGATATCTGCCGGATTGAAGATAGCGGTCCAACGCCCTGACGTCAGGGCGAAGCTCTTGCTTGCCAGCCGTTCTCAAGTTAGAACGCCAGAGCACAACGCAAAAATAGCGGCTTCCCACAAAGGGAAGAAACTATCGCCTGAGCACGCAGAAAAGGCCCGCATGGCCAGCGTTGGTCGAAAACAGCGCCCGGAGGAGATCGAACGGCGCCGGCTGGCGAACACGGGCAAGAAGCGATCTCCGGAATTTTGTGAGTTGATGAGAAAACTGGCCAGAGAAAGGGCGGACAAAAAGAAGCTAATGTCATTGTCAGTAGACAAACAAGGGATGAATTAGCCGTGGGCGGAAAAACCGCGACTAGTCAACAGCAGGTACAAATTCCTCCGCAGGTAATGGCGCAATATGCCAGCGTCAATCAGGCCGCCGCCCAAACCGCCACCAACCCGTTCCAATCCTACGGCACCAGCGGCACGCCGGTCTCATCCGGCTACACCGCCGGCAACACCGGCACATTTGTCGCGCCAGTCAACTCAGAACAAAACGCGGGCATCGCAGGCACCAACACCGCCGCGAACGAAGCGCAGCCCTACTACGGCGCCGCAACCGGCGTTCTAGGCGCCTCGCAAGCCGGCGTCAACCCAATCAACGCCGCTGCCGAATCAGGCACGGCCGCGAGCAGTGCGCCCCTTACCGGCAATCAGATCAATCAGTATCTCAGCCCGTACTTAGGCGACGTGCTCGGCAGCACCGAACAGATCCAAAATCAAGAAAACCAACAAGCTCAAGCGGGCCAGTTGGGCAATGCGATCACCTCCGGCGCGTTCGGCGGCGACCGTACCGGCATCGCAGCGGCGAATCTGCAACAGCAGGAAGACTTGGCCAACTCGAATGTCATCTCGGGTATTGCGAACACCGGCTACCAATCCGCATTGAGCACGGCGCAAGGGCAACAGCAGATCGGCTTGGCCGGTGCGAACCAACTCGCTTCGATAGGATCGACGGCGTACGGCGAGGGTGCCAATACGGCGTCTGAGTTAGGATCACTCGGCACGGGAGCCCAAACTGCTGGCCTCTCGGGCGCGCAAGCACAGATTGCGGCCGGCACGGTCCAACAGCAAACACAACAGGCGCAGGACACGGCGCAGTACAACCAATTTCTCCAGGAACAATCCTATCCATTTCAGGTGGACGAGTTCCTCGCGTCCATCGCCGAGGGGACCGGCGCTCTATCGGGATCGACCACCACCACAACCCAACCCGGCGGCTTCTTCTCCGACGAACGCCTCAAAGAAGACATGCGGCCCGTCGGCAAAACCTTCGACGGCCAGACGATCTACCGCTACAAGATCAAGGGCGACCCGCGCGACAGAATCGGCCTCAGCGCGCAGAAGACCGAGAAGAAGCATCCCGAGGCGGTCGGCCTCGCTGGCGGATTCCGGTACGTCGACTACGGCAAAGCGACCGAGGATGCCGCGAACCGCGGGCATTTCTACTCGGGCGGCGTCGTCCCGATGCGCGCGGCGTACGCGTATGGCGGCACGCCCGATAACAGCGGCGGACTCGGCGCCGTGCTACAAGCGCAGCAGAACATGTACGCGAGCCCCGCCGGTCAGCAGCGCAATATCCAAAGTCAGGGACAGAGCCACCAGCTCGCGGTCGCGAGCGGCACGCCCGCGCCACCCGCGTCCGGATCGAGCAAGATGTCGACCGTCGAGGGGCTCGGCAAGGATGCCTACCAGGGGTACAAGTATTTCAACAAGCCGACGACGGGCGGCATAGCCGGCGATCCGGGTAATACTGCGGGCGCTGCGGCTCCCTCGCAAAACGCTGCGGGGCTGACGACTGATTTCGACGCGCCGGCTGGGCCTGTGACGTCGACGCCGATCGGGACCACGACTGACTTCGGGGCCGCAGCCCCCGCACAGGCCTCCGGACTCGGCGCGGCTGACACGGGCGCCGCAGCAGGCGCTGGCGACGTTGCGGCGGCTGGCGCTGGTGATGTCGCAGCAGGAGCGGCTACAGGCGCCGCAGCGGGTGCAGCGGCCGAGGGGGGCGCCGATGCCGCAGCAGCCCTCGCAGCCGAATACGCGGCGGCAGATGTAGCCGCTGCAGCGATTATTGCCGCCAAGCGCGGTGGCAAAATCCGGCGCCGTGATCTAGGCGGCGGTACGCCGTACGAAGGCGATGGCTCGGACCCCCTCGACATCCCGGACGATCAGAACACGACGAAGTTGCAGACCGCCGGGCCGCTCGTGAAGCAGCCGACCGGCCTGCAATCCGCCATGAAGATGGGCGACCCGACGCAGGCGAGCTCTATGGCGGGCTCGATATTCAGTAACGAGGCGGTTGCGCGCGGCGGCGTCGTGGGGCGCGGGCGATTCGCCGATGGCGGCACGCCGGATCCGGATGTCGATGCGGCAGCCCCGGACGCAACGCCGGATGTTGCGAGCGATGCGGATCGCGGCGCGGGACTCGCTGGGGGAGCCTCGTTGGACAGCGGCGGTATCTGGGATTCGATCAAGAAGCACGCGACCGCGCAGAACGTGATCCCGATTCTGCAAGGATTGGCAGCCATGGGGACGGCCAAGACGGTGCATCCGGGTGTGGCGTTGGCGGCCGGACTTGGCGCGGGGTCGCAGTCGTATTTGGATACGCAGAAATCGCTTGCGGATACGCAGGTCGAGCAGCAGAAGGCGCAAGGGCTGCAGATTGCGAATCAGCTAGGGCAGATGAAGGTGCAGGCTGCTAAGGGATATCTGACGCCGGGTGGAGGCGGAACATCGGCAACTCCGAGCGGTGCACAGGGCGTTACACGAACGCCGACACCCGCAGCGCCTGCGATATCGCCCATCAATGCGCCTCAGCAGCCGCAATCGGCTGACCCGGCGGCCGTGGCGCAACGACTGAATGACTACTACAAGAATAAATATGAGGTCACGCCGTGGACGCCAGATGAACAGGCCGCGCTAAAAAAAGCCCGCGGCGCAGCCATCGCGCTCGGCAGTGACCAACCAGTCCAGGATGCTACAGCCGTCCACGATCAGCGCGTTCAGAATCAAACCTATGGGAATCAGAAATCGGCACAGGTCGAAGCCGACCAGTTGTACAAGACCGCGACGACCGATCCGGATCCCGGCGCGCGCCAGGCGGCAGAGGCGAAGTACAACGCGATCCATCAATGGACGGGAGACAACTGGGACGACAAAGAAGGGGTGCGGGTCAATTCGCGCACGGGGGCGCCTGCAATCGGCGTGGCAAAGCAGCAATTGCCGCCGAGTGCAAACATCCTCACCGATTCTTTTGGCCGACAGTATGCCTACGACCAGCAGAGCAACAGAGTCATCCCAGTCGGCGCTAGTCGTGGTCCGGCTGCACCCGCTGCTGCAGGCCCTGCGGCTAAGTCCGGAACTGGGACCGGCGGCGGTGGCGGATCGGGTTTCGCGCAGTCCGTCGCCGATCAGCCGCGCATCCTGAACGAAGTCGCTGCAGCGCGTACCGCCGGAGATGCTGCGCCGCAGGCCCGCAATGTCAACCAACAGCTCCTGCAACTGTCCAGCGGCACGGCCACCGGCCCGATGACGGCCACGGTGCAGAAACTGGCGGCGGCGGCGGGGCTCAAGTCAGGTTCCAGCTATCAGGAAATCAACGCCTATCTCGAGCGGCAGGCAGCGACGTCTGCGGCAGCGATGGGTGTACCCCATACCAACGCGGGACTGGCTGCGTCGCAGAGCGCGACCGGCACGACGGAATACACGCCGGCTGCGTTGCAGGAAAAAGTCAAGTTTGCGGACGCCATCAACAGCGGTGCTATGGCGTACCGTGAGGGATTGGACAAGGCCATCGGCACTGGAGATGTCCCGAACCTGAAGGGGTACCAGAAATTCCGCTCGGAATGGGCCAAAAATTTCGACCCTGACGTATACCGGGTCGAGGATGCGCAGCGGCGGGGCGATGTGGGCGAACTGATCGCCCTGAAAGATCGTATTGGACCCAAGGGCATGACCGCGCTCAAACAGAAAAGCCAGAACCTGCGCATGCTCGAAAACGGGCAGATACCGCAATGAGCGACGATCCCCGCACCGATTTTTTCGCATCCGGAGCCGATGACACGCCAGCCGATACGTCGGCGCCTGCCGACCCGCGCACGGCGTTTTTTGCGACTGGCAACGTGCCGGCGAGCGCGCCCGTTGCCCCGGAACCAGCCTACGATGCGGCCGAATTCAAACGCCGCGTCGGCCGCGATCCGGAAGGTACTGAACTGGCCAATTTCAAAGCGTCTAAAGGCCAAGGGTTTGCGGGCGCGAATGGTACGAATGCAGGATCGTTCGCAGGTCTTGGAGAAGCGGCACTTGCTACCGGTGCGGGTGCACTTAAAAGCATCTCCCATGCGGCGAACGACCTTATTCCCGATTCCAACGGCAGCCGCGCCGCGGTCGAGAAAGAGATCCAGACCGATCCCATACTTAATTATCGCGGCGGTCCGGAAGCTCAACCGTATTTAAAAGGTGAATCAACCCTGCTTTCGCCCGTGACGGCGGTGGCCAACAAGGCGCATCAGTTCATCTCGGATACGGTCTCGCCTCGCGCGGCGGACGTCGCCGGAGATGTGGCAAATTTGTTGCCGGCGGCCCGCGGACTTCGTCCAGAGGGCGGATTCAATACGCTGATGAGAGATCCGGAGGGCGGCACGGCGGCGACTCCATCAGTAGCGCCCGATCTTGGCACTTCGAAATCGATGGGTGCGGCACAGGTCAATCCCAATCCGTTTGAGTTGACAGGCCAGGAAACAGGACGAGGATCTCCGTCATTTCCGCAGGTGAAATTGGCAAAGAATTCAGGCGATGTCCCTCCCGCTGAACAGTCAACTCGTGCCAGTATCGTTAAGGAGGTGCTGAACGATGCCAATGAGGATGCGGGTATCCGTACAGGCGTGCTGACGGGCAACGAGCAAACCCTGCGCAGCGAGTATCAGGCGGCCAAAAATCCGAATCAGACACCAGCTAATACGTTGATGGCCCACCAGATTGGCGCCGAGCAGCGTGCATTGCCCAAGTTTGCGCAACAGCGCGTTGATGCCACGGGCGCGGATCCGACGCTAACGAATGACTACCAGCGCGGCGAAACCATCAACAGCGCTTTTTATGGCGAGGGGGGTCTTAAGGATTACCTAAACCAACAGAAAGCTAAGATCTATCAGGCGGCGCTGGAAAAGAATGGCAGCACTCAGATTCCCATCGATACTACGGAGGGATTGTTGCAAGACCCCCAGTTCACGGCGGGATCCAAGCTCATGAAGCACGAGAGCGTCGTGGGGGGCGCCCAGGATCTTTTGAGTCTAGCCAAAAACGTGGGGTTTAAAGACCCGGTCACAGGCGCTCAGTATGCACCGGGAAGCGTGGCCGCTTATCAGGCCGTCACGAAGGCGCTAAACAAAGGCTGGACGCCCGAGAACTCAGTCACGATTGGCAAGATCAATGAGGCGATCAATCAGGATATCGCTAAATCCGGCGGTGGTGATCTGTACCAACTTGGAAACAAGATTCACAGTTTGGACAAGGGGTTGCTGTCGGACTCGGCAGGCATAAGCGATGTGTTTGGTGATGTTGATCCCAACGGTGTACAAACCGGCAAGGATTTCGATCGCATCCCCAAGATTCTGAACAACATGCCGCTCGATCAATGGCGTCACATACATGATACGCTCGATACTTTGTCGCGAGGAAAATTGCGCGATGCGCCCGAGGGTATGGACCCGGTACCGCCAGAATTACAGCAAGCCGCCTCGCGCGCCAAGGCGGAAATGCATGGCGCCTTGGCGCGCGAAGTCTATTCGCAAGGCGCTAGCAACGTTGGAGGGTGGAGTGCAAGCAAGGCCAATCAGTCGCTCAACGGTCGCGTCGGTCAAAAGATACTTGACGCGCTTCCGCCTGATGAGATACGCAAGTTTCAAGTACTGAATGCAGCCGGACACATCATGCCGGGCACCCATCCCTATGAAGGGGCCGGGGCGCAGACGGCGCGCATGGGGAGTGAGCCGGGGTTCATCGAGAACTACGCACCGAAGGCCGGGATACTTTTGGGAGCAAAGACAACCATACCCGGAGCCGCATTGGTCGGCGAAAAGGTAGGTTCCAAAGTGTCAGGATGGACTAAGGCCAGTCGCGAGGCGAAGAATGCTGCGAGTGTCAGTCAGACGCTGCGCGACAATCTTAATCGAGCTACTGGCGGCCGTATCGAGCGCGCCAGCGGCGGCAAAGTCGACCATGAGGCCCTCGTCGAGCGGCTCATCTCGCGCTGGAAAGCGGCCAAGAAAGCGACGGATAAAACCAGCGAGGCGTTGTTGAAAGTTCCGGACGCCACGATTACGCGTGCGCTGAAAATTGCCCAGGAGCACATTTAGATGGTTGACGCCGTCACCCCCAACAAATCGATCGACCTCCCCACAACTGGCGAGTATGTCAACTCGTGGGGACCGGTGGTCAACGGTAACTTTTCTGTGATCGATGAGGCGCTCGGCGGCGTCACCACCATCAATGTCACCGGCATCGCCCCTGGCAATTACAACCTGACATTGTCGCAATACCAACCGATGTCTATCGAGTTCACAGGGGCGCTCACCGCGGATATCGGTTATGCGATTCCGGCCGGCGTCGGTGGCCTGTGGGTGATCAGTAACGCGACGGCGCCAAATCCCGGGGACGTGTTGGTATTCGAGATCAATTCCGGCAACGGCATCGTGCTGGCCGCAGGTCGGTCGCTCATCGTCAGTGATGGTTCAAATGTGTACCTGGCGGACCAAGCCACGGCCATGACCGCACAGAATGCAGCGGTGACGGCAGCGGAGGCCAACGCGGCAGCGACGTATGTGAAACTCACCACCACGGTCGGTCTGATGACCGGCGTCACGATCGCGGCCAATCCGGGGACGACGCCGAGCGGGGCGCCGGGTGACGTGTTTTTGTATTACTGATGGCCGCCACCCTCTACGCCGTCGACAGCGAAGGCACTTCACGGGCCATCAAAATCGTCTACGCCGTCGATGCGACCAGCGTCACACGCCTCATTCAGCTTGGCTGGGTCATCGACGCTGGCGGTACGGCGCGATTGATTTACCGGCTATTCACCGGCTCGACGAGCACGTACGCGGTGGCGGGCTCCTTCACGGAGACGATTCCCGTGGGCGCCACAGAAGTCCTTATCGAGCGCTGGGATGCCAGTGGCGTGGGCGGTAACGGATTCACCGGCGGTTCGCTGAGTTCCGGAGGTGGGGGTGGCGGCTCGGGAAGCTACAACAAAACCATCGAAGCAATCGCACCAGATAACTGGGGTCAGACGATTGCCGTTGCCGTCGGCGCGGCTGGGACATTGAGCACTCCTGCCGGGACCTCGACAGTATCGAGCGGGAGCTTTACCCTCACTACCATGACGGGGCACGGCGGATCGCAGGGCGGCAATTCGCCGGCGGTTACCGTTGGCGGTGCTGGCGGCCCAGGCGGCGCAACGGCGACCGGAGGCAACGACGGTAACGCGGCCGGCAATGCGGGCTCGGCAGGCGAAAGTGATTCCGAAGGCAGCGCGGGAGGATTGGGCGGGGGCGGGTATCCCGGTATTCACGGGACTGGAAATCCTGGGGGTCAGGGCGGCAGTCTGGGTGGAACGGGCCGCCCCGGCGGCGCGGGGCTGGTTATTTTCACGTACACGTAGGGAACATCATGGAACATTCGGGGGTCGTCGAGGGCGATCTGCCAACAGAGCGGAAGCCCGAAGCCGAGAAAATAACGATCGCGAAGTTGCTCTTCGGGATGACGGGTCTCTACGAGCGCTGGCGCAACGAGATGAAGGAAGTGTTTGCGCGCCTGGAAAATGTGCTGGCAGTCGTGATGGAGGCGCGTCGTTACGGCGACGGCAGCGGCGATCCGGATTACAACCGGCACCTGCGCGAGTTGGAAGGAAATATCGAAGAGCCTCGGCTGAGGATCGATCACTATAACGAAGGCGGCGGTGGCCGCGAGAGTTCATGGCAGAAGTGGATTCTCGGGGTCGTCAGTTTGTCACTGGTAGGGATGTTGTCATGGGCGCTGGGGAAACTGGACACACTGAATCAGGAAGTGGCGACGCTGCAGGCGACGCAGAGCATGGGATTCGCGGCAATCGCGCAGCGACAGACGGCCGACGAGCAACGGATCGATCGGATCGAGGCGCGGGTTTATCGGGGCAGCCCGTGACGCGGTTGGGATCATCTCGAGATGACAATTCCCAAGCGCCCTCCGGAGGCTCATCAGCCGTGAGCATCAACATCGGAGGCCCCACGCTGGCCGTGATTGTGGTATTGGCCGGTGTGATCGGCGCTTGTGGCGTGGCCATGGGTCTGAATCTCTCCGAACAGGCCGCACTGGGACGTGAGTTCCAACGAGACACGGCCGCGACGAACGAGAAACTGCAAGACCTCCAGCGGCAGTATAGAATGACCGAGCTTAAACTCGATGACTGGACTGTGGTAGCCCACCGATCAGGATTAGTGCTGCCAGATGATTATACCCGGGGCCCGCAAGGAGACCCGGACGCGAAATCTTTCAACATCAAACCGAAAGGAAAGTGACTATGGGCGGTGGAGGAATTATTCAGCAGCGTGCGAAAGCGGCTCTGACAGCGGTAACCGATCCTTCGTTTTACGCGTCATTGACGCCGGCTACGAAGACAAAAGTGGACGCGATCGATGCCAAGGACCCGATGAGCCGCACGAACGCGGATGTCCTGACGGTCGCGCACGCCATTCTGGAGGCTGCCAAGACGTGACCGGCACTGAGATCGCGCTGATCATTACGGCATCTGGGGCTACGGTCACGTCGCTGACCAGCGCGATCCTCAGTCTGCGCAACGGATTCAACATCAAGAAGATTGAGGTTGCGACCAACAGTATGAAGGATGCCCTGGTGAGCGCCACGGCAAAGGCTTCTCATGCTGAAGGATTGGCTGAGGGAAAGGCGGCGTCGAAATGAGCAAACTCGCAAGACTGATCGCGCAGGAGGAAGGCTATGGAATACCCGGTGATATACCAACAAGGGATAACAACCCCGGTGATCTACGACACTCGCCACACAGTTTTCATCCCGCCGATGCGCCCGATGCCATTGGACAGATTGATACCGCTGCCGATGGATGGGCTGACCTCGAACGCCAGTTGCAGCTTTACGCTCAGCGCGGCCTGACCTTGCAGCAAGCCATCTACGAGTTCGCCCCACCGGAAGAGAACGATTCCGCGCAGTACTTGAAGTACGTCTGCGACGGTTTGGGGCTGCCCGCGACGGCGACGGTGACAGAAGCTCTGCAGCAGGCGTAAGCTAGGGCGGCATGCAAGCAACGCTCGTCTTCCTCAGCTCATACGCGACCCGAATCCTGGGCATCGCACAAGGAACCGTCGCACTGCTCTGCGGCATGACGGGCGTCATCCCCGACCACCAGATGAAATACTGGCTGGCTGCCTCGGCAGTATTAACGTTCTGGCGCGGGCAATCCGTCTCGAATTCCTTCAATACCGCTGTCGCTGCTAAAACCACACCGCCCCCTTTTTCACCGCCGCAGGTCAAATAATGACTACCGCTTCAAATCCAACTCTCGTTGCGGCCGCTCCGTCACTGATCTCTGCGCTGCAGGCATTTCAGGCGTTCGAGGCCGACATGGGTGCCAATCCGTTGCTGTGGGCCGCTAACTACCCCGGCGCGAAACTCAAATTGCTGGGAGAGCTCGCGCTCCAGTTGCCGGCGCTCGCCACGGCCGAAGGCGGCGAATTGGAGAGCGTGATCACCGCGACGACCTCATCGTGGATTACGAAGCTGCAGGCGGCTATCGCATCCGCGCCGTCTGCGGTGGCCGCTCCTGCCGTCGCGCCGGTCGCTAGCGCCTCTACGCACGGGTGATTTCATGCCCATCGCCCTCATCGTCCAACTCGCCGCAGCGCTAATTGGGCAGACCGGGACGTTCGTCAATCTCGTCGAGTACCTGAAGGGCCATCCGGGTCACAGGTCGTCGGATGCTCTTCCGCCTGAGCACCAAGCAGCGGCTGACAGCCTCGTTGCCGCGCTGCAGGCACATGTGCAGGGGACTGTGGGGGCGCCGACGTTGCCTTGGGGCACTCGTTGATCACACTGCAATTCAGTGCCCAGAACGATCTAGGATCGCTGATCATCGAATTGGGGGGTGCCGGGCCCTTCAGCCACGTCGACCTCGTCGAGGCCGATGGGCGGCTCTACGGAGCCCGCAGCGACACGCCGACTCCGGGAGTGCAGTCTCGCGCCCCAGACTACGAAAAGTTCGCCAGACGCGTCCGGATGAGTTTCTCGACGACGCCGGCCCAGGAGAAGACGTTCTGGGATTTCGCGTATGCGCAGCGGGGGAAGCCGTACGATGTCGAGGGCATTGCCGCGTTCCTCGTGAATCGGGACTGGCGCAAGCCGGATGCGTGGTTTTGCTCGGAACTCGGCGCAGCGTGCCTCGAGACTGCTGGCATCTGTCCGCCGCTGTATTCTCCCGTCAATAAAATTGAACCCGTGACGCTGGCGATCGTCTGCAGTGCCCTTGGTGCAATCGTCACCAGCTAGGAACGACTTAGCCTCGGCGGCGTTCCTCTTCAGAGGTACGCCAAATTGAACATCATCCCCCTGCTCCTGCAGATCGCCGCCCTGATTTGTCTCGCCTTCGCCGCCTTCGGTCTATTCCAAGGACCGCCGAGCAAGCCGGTGTGGGGCTGGCTGGGACTGCTGCTTTGGCTGCTGTCGTTGATGGTGAGCGATATTCAGTTGCATCCGGCGCATTAGAGAACAGGCCGAACACGCATGATTCTCCGAACGAACCTGCTCGGATAGGCGCTCATCGAAACTGGTGTCGGTCATACCCATTCCTCCGGCTTATCTTGGTCGGGCTGATGACAGACGCACTCGCATTCCTCATCATCGAGAACCGACTCGTCAGATAGACCGGCGTCATAGGCTCGGTTGTAGCGAATCGCAGTGCACATTTTTGCGTCGTGGTGCACGCACGCGCAACTCACCGTCTCCGATGTATTCACTTCCCCACCTTCCTCACCACCGCCACATAATTCTTAGGATGCCCCGCGCCCGTATACTTCCACCGCATCTCCAGCCAGTGGAACAGCACCGCGCCCGCTGCCGCCGCGATTTTGACCGGCGCGAACGCCCATGGCAGATACTTGGCCATGCAGGTCATCTGATACGCCACGGTCCCGAAGTACCCCTCCAGCCAGTCCATGCGCTCGACCTCGAAGCCGGCTGTCTCCAACAAATGGCGCGCGCCGTGTTGCGTGTAGCGGTAGAAATCATAGGGCTCCTCGTGCGGCTCGAAGAACAGCGGCGCCGTGTAGATCATCCGCGCGCCGGGCTTCATGACGCGATACAACTCGGCGAGCACCTTGGCGGGTTCGGGCAAATGCTCCATGACTTGATTGAACAGCACGGTGTCGTAGCGATTATCCTTCACGGGGATATGCGCCAGATCGCATTCGTAGGTTGGCTTCACGTAGTGGCGATTCGCGCTGCAGAAGTCGGCGGATTCGTAGAGGCAGTGGGGGAACAGGACTCTATAGGGGGCTTCGCCGCAGCCGGCGTCGAGGACCCAGGCGTTGCGGGGAGTGGCGCGGGCGAAGGCGGCGTTCTCCAGTTCGAGTCGGCGGCGGGATGAGTTGACGAACATAGCCATTACGGGTTCCTTCGCAGGGCGAGCCACGTCAGGACGGCGTTTGCGGCGCCTAGGGCGAGCCCGAGTGCGATCACGAGTTTGATGTGGCGGCGGATTTGGGGATCTGAGGTCATGTTGGTTGATCCGGTTGCCCATTCCCTCGCGCCCTACGGGCATGACCCCGTGCGTAGGAACACCACGGGCGCGAGGGCGGGACTCTCATGTTAGTTGGTCGTGTCTTAAACTGTGGCCGCTTCTTCAGACTCGTCCTGTCGCGGCGCGCCGCTCAGCGGAGCAAGATTGCGAAAGCTATAAGCAGCCTCGACGCCGTCTGCATGACGTACCTTATACCGGAGCATCCAGCGCTGCGAGCCGTCAGGCAGTCTGCATAGGCGATTCTCGTAGGGCTCGATAATTGTCACGATCTGTCCGACCCGCTCGGGATAGAACTTGCTTGCGGTGACGATCGCTAGATCACCTACGTTGAGTCTCATTTGCTACCTGTTTGGTTGGAGTGTGAGCAAAGGCACCGGACAGCGAGTTCCACCACGCGCGGGACCGGCAGTTCACCGGCAACGTACCGTCGCATATTACGCTCGCTGATTCCCAGTTCCTTCGCCATACCTCGTTGACTCTTGCCTGATTGGTCCAGAAGCCGCTGGAGCTGGCCCCCGGTCAAGCCGGGAGCCTCCAGTTCCGCGGGCCTTGGGGATGCTTCCCCTCAATCGCCGCCTTTACCGTCTCGCGCCAGGCAGCCCACTTGTAGCCGTAGCGCGGGTCCCGGAACTGGCTGCGCTTGAACACCCGGCCATCGGCCGTCTCGGCAAACTGGATCTGGCTGGTGAAGTCCATCGTGTATCCGGTGTAGGTCTGTACTGCCTTGGCCATGTTCGTCTCCCGTTTCAGTGGAGCGATTAGGCCATAGTGTGCCGTCAAGTCCTATTTGCAAGTTTATCGGTACCGTGATTCGCTTTATAGACTTCGAGCAGCGCGTCACCAATTGGCGTGCCATAGCCCCAGTCCCCGGGCGCACCAAACGCCTCGTGAACCGACTTCCCGGCCATCAGCCGCCCGAGTACCCGGATTAGCTCGGACGCCTCTCGCAGGTCGCGGGTGTAAGGTTCGTTCGCATCCTCGTAGGCGATCTCGCGGGTCGTTTCGGCGACTTCGCGCAGGGCTCGTTCTAGGGCTTCACTCATGTTTTTCTCCATGCTCCGCCGTCTGTGGTTCCGCTGGCATCCTCACGAGAGCAGCCAATTCGCGCACATACCCGTGATCCTTTCCCGGCCAATTATCGCGGCGCATCGCAACGATAAGACGGGTGCTGGCCACCCTCAGCCGCTCATTCTCCTGCGCGTAGTTCGCCAGCCCTTCCTCGGCGAGGGAGAGGGTGCCGCGAAGTTGGGCGGCCTCAATCGCATGCGCGGCGAGCGCTCGGCCGGTCTCGGTTTCCGCCTCACGTTGGGCTCTGTGAGCCGCTTCGAGAACGGCCTCGTGATCCTCGAAGCGGACCCAGTCACCATCGACACGCTCGTCGAAAAAATAGCGGCCGTAGCTGAAGTCGATTCGATATCGCTTCACGGCTTCTCCTGACTCGCTGGCGTGGGGTCAGCGCCTAACACATGCTCCAGCATTGCTCGCGCCTCAGTCGCTGAAAGTAAGCTTGTCCCGTAACGTGGGAACTGATACTTCGAATCACTGCAGCAGGTGTCCGAGCACACGCTCCTGGGGAGTGGCCACGAGAGAAACCTGTCCACCATCGCGTCAGGGACTTTTCGCTCCTCAAGCCGAAGTATCTCGCGCTCGGCGATCTGCAGGGCCTCGACAATCTCCGGCATGCCGCAGCCTTCGAGTTCGAGAGACATGGCACTCAGACGTAGCGCGATAGGGTTCATGGTTTTTCCGGTGGCGCAGGTTGGGGCGGTTTCTTTGGACACGGTCTCTCCGGCGGATGATAAATATCCCAGTTCGGCTCGCTGCACAGCTCACACGGCTCTTTCATGCCCATAGCCGCGAAGAGTTCCTTCACGTCGGCGTGGGTTCTGGCTTCAGACTTTCGCTTGGCCATGATCCGGTGACACGGTTAGAGCGGAGCCTCTTTGCCACAGGTTTTGCAAGCCGACACTCCATTGCTGAAAACCTTTATGTCAGGATGCTCGCAAATGGCCTGTGCTCCAGATTTCCAACCCGCCATAAAGGCGCCCCACAGCGAACCCTCGGTGCTCGGGTGAGTGATCGCCAAGGTTCCATCCTGACGTGGCTGAATGGCACAGTGCTGTGCCCACGTGAGAGTGCTGGCAAAAGCCGGCGTCGCCTTGTATGCCTCCCAAGCCACCATCAGGGGTTCGTCTTTCGCTAACGCTCGTTGATTTTCGCTCATATTTTCTCCGTTGTAACTGTTGATGCGCTGTGATGAGTTCTTTTGGACTCTCGCTTCTGCAACTCGCGCCGGGCATCGAGAACCGCTTGAGGCTTCGTCGGGCCGCAGCCGCTAACTGACTTCCCGCCCGGACGCTGGAGAGCGCAGTACCAATAGCGTCCGCTGTGCCACCAGTCGAAGGGTTGTAACTGCTCATCCATTGTGATGTTTCCTCAGTTCGCGCCACATCGCGTATCTGCACCAGAGTACCGGCTTTCCGCAATGGCAAAAGATGAGGCTGACCAGCGCCCGCAGCACCTGGAGGGCGCCGAGGACAGCCAACCCGAACACGACGGCATTGGGCCAATTACTCACGGGTCGCACTAGGATGTTGCATTCGAAGCGGGCACTCATCCAGCAATTCAAGGTACCGGAATGACACCGGAAAATAGGTTGCTGGATCGTCGCGGAAGCAATCGCCCACCATGGCTCGGCTCGGGATGACGCCGAAGGTCTCGTTAGATTGCCACCAGCCGAACCACCGTTCACGCCACGGCTCCTTAGCGGCTTCGACGATCGCCTGATAAGCCAAGCCGCGACAGAGTCCCATCATGTTTGCTCCGCTCCGGATGTGCGATGTTTCATAAATACCGCCCAGTGGGTTGTCTTCCCGGTGTGGTGACCGAATAGCGGCTTCTCGGGAGTGAGGGCAAGGATCTCGCCGATCTTGAATTGCGACTCGGCCCATTTGAACACCAGCGTGCCGTTGGGCTTCAGGACCCGGAAGCATTCGGCGAATCCCGCCCGCAGCATTTCGCGCCAGTCGCCATTCAGAACCCCATACTTGCGCGTCACGATTCCTCGAGCCTCTTTCCGCTGGACGTGGGGTGGATCGAACACGACCAGGTGGAAGGACTCGTCCGCGAACGGCATGTTTGTGAAGTCCGCGAGCTGATCGGGATCGATCACGATGGGGCTGCGCCCGACGGTTCCCGGAGTCCCCACATCAATCGGATGCGTCTCGCGGCGGTTGTCAATGAACAATGCCCGGGGATCGCTTCTATCGAACCAGAAGAGGCGCGGGCCGCAGCAAGCGTCTAGCACTGGCGGCAAATCGATGGCGAGTTGCTCAATCATGCTGCGCTAAGGGTGTAGGGGATGACGGTTGGGCCGGCCAATGAGCAGGCGCCTCGCCGCAATACGGGCAGCGGTGATGAGGATGCCAGTAGCGACATTGGTCGCAGATCTCGTAAGGCGGCCGGATGTTGGCGCCGGTCTGGAACACTGGAACCTTCATGGGTCACATCCTATGGAAGCGGCAGAGCTTGCGACAGTCGGCAGCGGGCGCATGCACTTCCCGACGTAGCCGCCTGTAGGGTTGACGTGCAAACCCCATTTGTCGCGCGCGCATCCCCGCTCGCACCATACGCACGGCGGTAGCGGCTCTATGCCTGCCTGACGCAGGCAATCGTCGCATACGGGTTTGTTGAGCGTCGTGGCCTGGTTGCAGCCCGCGCAGACGAGACCGGGACCTTTCACTTTGTAGGCTCCGTGTGCTGTAGAGCGGGTCGCTGCCAATCGGACAGCTCCGCAATATCGACCCGATGGTCATAGAACGCACCGGTCAGATTGAACTCCCTGAGCCAGACATCCCCGAGGCGGGATGCGCCCACGCAGAGAAATCGACTGCCGCGCCAGGTGACCGTGGGAGAATTCGCCTTCAGCCACGCATGGTCCTTTTCCACCGCTGGCCGGCGCGCATGCTCGAGGAATTCCTTCGCGATCGGGTCGCCGCCGGGCTCGTCAAGGTAGTCGTCAACGTGCTTCATGTATGTTCGCCGGGCTTGCCCACGGAACGCATTTCGCAACCGGTGAGCATCCGTTCCTCATAGGTGTGGTCCGGCTTCAGAAGCTTTTCCAACTCCGGGAGATCCGCATCGACGGTCAGATAATCGACCTTGACAACCGAGCCATCCGGGCACATGCCGCTGCGTTTGATGACGAATCGAATCATGGTGCGTTCTCGCTCACGGGTGGTATCGGCTCGAATTCATCCAGTTCAACTGCGTCGTCGAATTCCGCGTCTTCCCAGCTACCGACGAACTCGTCAAACATCTTTTCCTCGAGCTTACGCTGCTCTCGACCTCGCAAACTCTGGAGTTGAGCCCCCATCCCGTCGTAAGCGGCTTGGGTCATCTCGACTTCTTTGTAGACGACCGCCCGAGTGTAGAAGCTAATTTTGACTTTCATGTCTGCTCCGTTGTCCCGTTCTCCGGTGTCGCCACGCCAGTCCCTTTGCACTTCGGACAATCAATCTCGACCGGATACGCGTCAGGCCCAGCCCCGTGAAGACACTCCGTAGTCCCAGAGCCATTGCAACTGCGACATTCCGGTTCCACGGCGGAGCATGCAACGGCGCTGCTGCCTATCCAGTGCATCCCGCCGTCCTTCCGCCAACCCTCCTTACAGGCCCAACATTGAGGCGGCTCGCTCGGTAGTCCGGCCAGAGCTTGTTTGGCGGCACTCCAGCGGCCCCCGCAGCCGCCCGCTATCCATTTATCCATGGCCTGAAGCGACTGGTGAGCCATCGCCGCAGCCTGTTGCGCGCCGTTGTAGTAGGCTAGGTCGCGCTGTGCAGACTCGCGAATCTCCTGCGCTTCCTCTGTGTATGCTGGCGTCTCACGCGGTTCCACCGATGAGCGTAGGCGCCGCAGCTCATGCAGATCAAAACGAATCCTGGCCCAGTCGTGCGTCAGCGGCTCAACGTCAGCACCGATCACGCATTGCTCAACACGGCGCACGTAGTCAGGTAGGTTGCCGGACGTCTCGCGCGGTTCCACGGATGAGCGCGGCGCCACCCATTCGTGGCCAGCGACTCTGAAAGGGCCGTTCTTGCGAAACCACGGCACGTTGTCGACGACGGTCTGCGCGTCCTGCTCACGGCAGAAGCGGAGAGCTATGGACGCATCGAACACGACCGCAAGGTTTTTGTGCGGCCCTCCGACAACGCCCACGTAGGTTTGACCATGGTGTGGGTCCATGTCGCCTTCGATCAACCAGCCAGTTTCGACACGGGTCGTCTCGACCTGTGATGGTCGCAATGCCGATGCCGCTTCTCGCAGGAGGATGGCAACGCTGTGTGTGCTCACCACGGCGTAAACGTCCATGTCAGGGCGCGTATCGAGAGCGGCGGCGAATTCTAAGCATTCAGCAGCGAGTCGCTCATTTGAGGCGGCCGGTTGCGATTTGTTATTCGCGCCTATCTCATTGATTTCAACAGAGACAGGGGCGGCCGGTTGCGTCTCGTACCGTGAGTATCGCTTTGCGATCCACTCGATCAGGGATAGTTGATCGCGCTCCCAGTCCTTCTCATCGTGGCCATAGCCGAACCGCTCGCAGAGCAGGCGATGGAAGTTCTTGAAGCGGTACTCGGCGGATTCACCGCGAGGAAGCTTGTCAGCGATCTCCTTCACCCGGATGCCGTAAACCCGCAATTTGTCGAAGATGCCATCGATAGCATGGCTTACGCGTATCCAGTCGGCGCGTGGCGTGCTCTTGCATCGAAGAATCGAGTCCGTGTCAGGCATGATGTCACCACGGACGAGTTCCGCCGCGAGTCGGATGAGCATCGAGGATATGTTCTGAAGCTCCGGCGATAAGCGCCCATTTGAGGAAGTAGAAGCATCAGACACGGCGGATTCTCCTAATGGCAGCCGCGACTTCACGCTTTGCCTGAGTCAATATCGCGGCCAGTTGGTCGTTGCAAAACGCGTCGTTAGCCAATTCCTCTCCCCAGAATTGATCCCAGTCAGCGCCCTCGACCCAGTCGGCCGCAGTCTTGATCGCTTTCACTCTCGCGTCCGTGATGCTCACGGGGTCCTTGGTCATGACGCCTTTACTCCGAAGCCTGTAACGCCTTGTAGCGGGTGAGGGATACGGTCCGCTGGCATGATCGCCAGACGAGCCTCAAGACCATCTACGCTCATCGCAGCCCCATTGAGATTCAAGCCGAGCGGTAAACCTTGGAATCGGAACGGCTGACCACAATCCGAGCAACGGATCTTGATGCCAGCCGAATAGCGCGCCGTGTCCTCTAGGTAGGCGACTTCAACTTCGACGCAGTGTCCTTTATTGTGGAGGCACTGCTCCGATGAACTGTTACTCATCGTCGGCCTCCGCTATTAACGCTTCGATGCACGGTGCACAGGAGCAAGCCGGACCGTGATCCGGTGGGGCATCTCGGTTGCCATCACGCTCGTCCTGGCATTTGCACCAACTCTGCAGCCCACAATTGCCATGGTCGCCGTCCGAACACGCTTGGCAGACATCATCTGCAGTGGGGTTAGCCATGCTTCACCAACTTGATGTCGCCAGCGCAGCTCGGGCAGATGAATCGAAAGCCTTTCCGCAGATCCTCAATCCAAGCTTCATCGACCATCCATTCCTGGCAGCCGCACTGGACGGTGATTGGCAACGGGCCAACTGGCTTGCTGCGCTCCTCTTCGGTGATGACTTCTTTCTCAGAAGGGGATGTCATTTGCGTCTCCCTCGACCACGGTCAGATTCGGCTTCGGCGCATCGGTGTCCAGTTCGGGCAACTCGCCGCACTGAGTCTCGTAAATGGGCGTCTCGACCATCTTCGTGCCCACCTGGACGCGTCGGCACATCGAACTGGAGAAGCTCATGAAGAGGCGCGCGTATCCGACACGCTCCCAGAACGCGTAGAACGTCGTGTCACCCTTCTTTGGCCGGCAGTCGTTCTTGTACCCGTTGCGGCGCAACTCCTTCCAGACGGCCGCCAATCGCTCTCCGTCGCCGGTAAAGCACAGAACGATGTAGCCGCCGTCCGGGTTGAACTGGAGATCGATATCCATCTCTTCCAAGGTGCGGAAGAGGGTGCGGACCTCGTTGACGGTCTGCTTGAATTCTTTCAGCGCCTTCGAGACTTTCTGCGAGTGCTCGACCAGCTTCAGGATGGTTTTCGCCGGCAGGTACTCCAGCGTATCGACATCGATGATGAGTTCAGTGCTCACGCTTCTTCTCCCCATATCCTTTTCGCGTAGTGCTTTAGTGATTCGTACACGGCCGGCTCCAGGGCGATGAGCCCCGGACTGCGGTGGTCGTTCAGATGCAGCCAGATGTGGTAGCCGTCGAAAGAGGCGTAGACCGCATCGCCCAGATAGGTCGCGGGGGCAGGCGGTTTCGGTGAAACGTCCACAGTCATAACGTTACCTTTTGTTGCATTCGTACAACCGTCTCGGCCAACATGTTAGCACCCACGGAAGTAACTCCGCCGCACCCGGGCCGGCAGCGCATCGGCCTTCAGTCCGCGCCCAGTGCCGCGTCGAGCGGCCAAATCCGGCGATGTCGCAACGTGCTGGTAAGTCACTCCCCGCCGCGCATCGGCAATCGTCTTCACATGAATCCCCAATTCCCGACTCCAATGGGTGCCGGTTTTACCGGCAGTACGAATTTCGGTCACGGTCGAGTCACTCAATGCCCGTTTCGTCATCTAAAGTCCACCGCGCGCCGAAAAATGTCGGCCTGCGATGTAGACGCGTCCCGTTACAGTCACGGAGCGCGGTGGAGTTCGGGAAAGCCGCCCCACGGCCATTCGATGGCTGGCACGACCTTGCGACACTCGCGAGCGCGCCGCATCTTGTGGGCCGCTACGCCGCTCAGAAATTCCTCGTGGAGCGCCCACCTCGGCGATCTGAGGTCGCGCTCGCGGTTGGGAATCACGGCAAGACGGACGGCGCGAAGGCTTAGAGTGCTCACGACGCCGCACCCCGGTCCGTCTCGGGCAGCTGATACAGCACGGCCAGTACCAGGGGTGCGTACTTGCGCAACGGCAGCGTCAGAATAGCTTCGCGCAACTGCTCGGATTCGGCGTCGGTGAGTTCGAGTCTGTTCATCGTCGGCTCCATATGAGTAAGGTCGCCACCCGTCGCCCGCGCCGCCGGTGTGATCCTGGCGTTGTTTGTGGCGGGTTGGGGGCGGGTGGTGACCATGGGGAGAGGCTAGCACCGTTATTTCCACCCGTCAACTACTACTTGAAATTATTTGGCGAGTGTGTCACGCTTTGTTTCATGCAAGCATTACTCGACTATTTAAAGAACTCCGGCCTCACTCAAACGGAGCTTGCGAAGAAGCTCGGCGTACATCAGGGGCAACTTAACCACTGGCTGCGCGCGCGCAGAGCGCCGAATGCGGAGAATCTCAAACTTATTTCCCAACGCACCGGAATCAGTCTCGAACGACTCTTGAGGGATTTATGAGATACGCCTGGCAATGCGTCAAATTTATCCGCGCCACCATCGCCGAGGAACTGGCCGAGCGCATCGACCGCGCGCCAGTAGCCGCGGTCTGGGCCGTCATCGGCGCGTCGTATGGCTTGTTCGCGTGGATCATCTGGAACTTCGCAAGGTTATCAAACTGAGGAGCGCGCCATGTCTAACACTCCCCTAGACAGAATCCTAGACTCCATTGAATCACTGCCGGCCGATGCCCGCTTACGCATCGAAACCATCGCCGATCTGTTCCGCTCAATCGTCTACCAGGACGAATCGGGTGAGGCGGAATTGGCGATGTTGTGGGTGATGGAGGAGTTGAATGATGATTCGGAGGCGTGTGATGAGGCGTGCCAGTGTGGCGCCACGCATGGGACTGTGCAGTGAGCTGGCCGGAGGCGTTCGCGTGGCTCGCATGGCTCAGGATGAGGTAACTCTCGTGAATACCCTAAAGGAGCACCAACGTCGCCTCCACATTGCGAACGAGTGGCGCATCTGGCGGCGCGAGAATCCCAAGGCGGCACGACTGGCGTGGCGGATCTTGAGCCAGCATGGGTTGGCGAGGAGTACGCGATGAATGGCTACGAGGTATTACGCCGTCAGATCCGGTCGCTGACACGCGCGCTCGGAGAGGCGATCCAAGATGCGAAGGATCACTATGCGGAAGTCAAACGGCTGCGCAATGAATTGACGGCCATGACGCTCGAACGCGATCTGCTCAAGCGCCGGGCGCGCGGGCGATGAAGTGGCTGCCGGCTACCGGCTCCGTCCAACGCTCGGCCGACTTCGTCTATATGGTCATGCAGGCTAATTCCATGGACTGGGTTGCTTATTACACGCCGAAGAATGAGCCTGCCGAAGAAATTGCTGTGCGGCCCACGGACGAGGCCGCCCGAGCCTCATGCGACGAACATCAGCGAGCATTGATCAGGCGCGTTTAGGTTTGGCCCCGTTCAATTCTCTCTTTACAATATTCTCGACGTAGTTCGAGAGTGAGCGGCCTTCGGCGTTCGCGCGGGCGAGCACGATCTCGTAGATGGGGCGCTCGAGGCGGACGGCGATGACGGGGCGGTTAGAGGGCATTGTGCGTCTCGACCGCATCGGCAGATTGCCACGGTCCCCCGAAGAGATCCACGTCGGCTTTGCCCATCAGTTGCTGCGAGCGGGTGTAGATATATTGAAGCAAGTCGCAGTGCTTTTTATGTCCATCCAGACCACACCAGTGAGGACTTCCCATGTCTAATTCGGTGCAGCCGTCCCACTTGACGTACCCGCTCAGATACCACTCGGCTCCGTCGATGTCGTAGACGTGGTCCTCGCTAGATTTGGCGCCCTTGCGCTCGTAAAGCGTCCGCGGAGTATCGCCTAACTCGGTGGCGACTTTTTCGAACGCGACGACATCCACCCAGTGGGGAAGTATTTCCCAGCGGATCGTAAATCCGAACTCGCCGAGGATGTCTTCGATCTTGATGACTTTTTGTTCAGTGGTCATAACGCTATGTGTATCCGCTCACCAGACTCAACGTAACATCCCTCCACTGCCGCGCCATTCTTAATCGCCTCCTTGATGGCGTCCTTATCGATCCGTTTCGGCGGCGGCTCCGGCTGAAACCAGAACACATCCGGCACGCGCGTCTCATCGCTCACATATAGCGCGGGCGGATTCTTACGGCGCGAGATCACGATTTCGTTGGTTTCGATCTTTTTGAAGTCGACAGCCTGGAACTGGAGCAAGAGATACTGCCGGATCGACTCGGCGCGCTTCACGAGCCGCTTGGAACGCGCGGCCATTTTGTCGGCGGCGTCGGCGACGGACTTCGCGGTGGCCTCCAACGACAGGATGAATTTCGCGACGGCTTCGGCTTTGTTTGCGAAGTCGCCCTCGAGGCCTTCGAGGGTGTCCGCGATGACTTCGGGGGGAATGTCGGCGGAGTCCTCTAGTGCAAGAAGCGCGCGGTATTGGTCGGTTAGGTCGAAGAGGCGGGTCATGAGTGGCTCCTCAGCCGAAGCAGTTCGTCGGCGAGAACGACAACGACCTCCTCATTCAGGACGCGGTCGGGGTAGGTGCGGCATCGCTCTGCCTCACGCAGCGCGACTTCAACGGTAATCTTCGGATCGGGCGCCGATTGAGCCGGCCTCTGGCGCCGTTCTACGTCGGATGCACGATAGACCTTGGCGCGGTTCGGCATCGCCTTTTCAGCCACCTCGGTGTGATCGCAGATAATCTCCGCCATGAATGCCTTCACGGCACCACCTCTCGAAATTCTAGTGCGGGCGCGGACTGAACGAGCAGGGCACTCGTGAGTTTGGTCGCGACCTCTTTCGCAGACTCGACGACTCCCTCAGCCACGAGCGCGAAGATTTTTTGCGCCATCTCTTCCGAGAGCGTTAGTTCAATCGATCCGTGATCGTTCTTGAACTTGATCGCGCCGACGAGCGCCCCGGTGCACTTTTCATCCCAGTTATTCTGGCGCTGAATCACCAACGACTTGAGAATCACGGTACCACCCCCGTCTCCAACGCCACCTTCGTCTCGTCATACACCGACTTGATCTTCTTCCGCGCCGCCGAATCACGCGCCTCGGTCGCGCGCGTGTAGGCCGTCTCGAACGCCGCCATCAATTCCGGGATCGTCTTCACGTCCATGGAGTCGATCAACTCTTTCAACTCCTCGGGCGATAGCGCTTTCTTCGACTCGTCGGCGACCTGTGTCACCGCCGCGGTCACGGTGACGGGCTCGGGCGTCTCCTCCGCTGCCATCGCCTGCAATTCCTGCGGCGTGTACATGGCCTCCGTCGCATCGGGAGCTGTGGTGCGCACGCCTTCGGACACCACCCGGCTGCGGAACATCGCGGCGGGGTACTTCGTGTACATCGAACCATCTTTGCCGGCGAGGCCTGCTTTCTTGGCGCGGTCCAGATCCCACCTGACGGTCACGGGATCGGGCGATAACGGATGTGTGAAGATGGCTTCGGCGCCCGCGTCGTTATACTGAGTCCACCTCACGCGACCCCCGCTCGCCTGAAAATCGCGCAGCATCGTCTCGGACTTTTTCGCGAGTCGGCCCTGGATGATGTCGTAGTCGCGCATGATGAGCGCGGGATGGCGGCCGGTGGCCTGGGCGTAGAACATCAGGCTCAGCGCCTGGTCTACGTCTTTGACGCCGAAGAGGCCGGATTTCGCGAAGGCGGCGGCCATGCGGCCGATCTGGTCGAAGCTGTAGGAAAGCGGGGATGGGAGATTCGCGGGTTGGTTGATCGTCGTCAGGCCGCGATTGCGGGTGTGTTCGGTCGTGTCGGTCGCCATTTCGGTTGACTCGTGCTGATGAGGTGCTACACTGTGGCATATCGCAGGGGTGATGGCAAGAGGTGAGTGATGGAGACCGCAGAGACAAATGATCCATGGGCCAAGGTCGAAGAGTGGAAACGCGCGTGTTATAAGGCGGAAGCCGAACGAGACCAACTGAGAAAGGACATTTGGCTGCTGGGAAATGAGCGCGACAATCTCTACGCAGCTATTCTCGCCATGGGCAAAAACGCGCGAGGTTACCTATGACTCCCCTCCTCTGGACCACCGCAGCCTTCACCCTCGGCGCCTGCATCTTCTTCGCCGGCTACTACTTCGGCCGCTTCGTGAGCGAAGGTCAAGCACGCGTGCTCGAGTCGCAGAACGCCCACCTGCGTGATCAGGTCAGTTTCGTGCAGGCGGATTGCGATCATTTGCGGAAGCTGTTGGAGACGCGGGTGGCAGAGGCGCATGTGGAGAAGGGACCGACGCCGTGGAATGTGTTCGGGCGCCACGAGCGGGTGCTCCGCGATGCCCCTCCCTACGCCGCCAACATCGGACTGTGTTTCCACGGCGTTTCGCTGTCGGATCATTGTGAGCGGTGTTTGAATCGGGAGTTGGTGGCGGGGCCGGTGAATTGATCCAACTCAGGCCCTACCAACTCGAAAGCGAGCGCAAGATCCGCGAAGCCTTCGCCGCAGGCTACCGTGCCCCGCTGTACGTCCTCTCCACCGGCGGCGGCAAAACCGTCACCTTCTCCTCCATCTCCTATTCGGCCCAGCGCCGTGGTAAGCGCGTCGTGATCCTGTGTCACCGCGTAGAGCTCGTCGAGCAGATCGTCGAGTCGCTGAAGAACTTTGATATTGCGCCAGACATCATTGCAGCCGGCTATACGCGAGTAGCACGGCGCAAACCGTCAACATCTTCCGCGGTGGCGGTCGCCAGCGTTCAAACTCTCGTGAGGCGGCTCACCGATTATCCCGCGCCGACGCTGATCGTTTGTGACGAGGCGCACCATTGCGTCGGCGGCAACAGTTGGTCGGCCATCATGCAGGCGTATCCGGGCGCCAAACGACTCGGCGTGACGGCGACGCCGTGCAGACTCGACGGGCGCGGCCTCGGCACGCATTTCGATACGCTCATCCGAGGTCCGAGCGAACAGGAGCTGATCGACGCCGGCTATCTCGTGCGCACCCGCATATTCGCGCCGCAGTTGGTCGATACCAGCGGTCTGCATGTCCGGATGGGCGATTACGTCGTCGGCGAGGCGGAAGCGATGATGGACAAGCCTGCGATCACGGGCAGCGCACTGTCTCATTACATGCAGCACACTCCGCACGAACAGGGGCTCGTATTCTGCACCTCGGTCAAGCACTCCGACAATGTCGCTGCGCAGTTCCGTGACGGAGGGGTGCCGGCATTGATGGTCTGCGGACAGACGGATAAGACTCTCAGGCGGGATATCTTCCGAGATTACCGTGCTGGTAAAATTCGCGTGTTGACAGCGGCGGATATTTTTTCGGAAGGCGTCGATTGCCCCGGTGCACGCGTGGGGATCATGCTGCGGCCGACACAGTCGTTGGCTCTGTATCGTCAGCAGAAGGGCCGTACGATGCGGCCAGCCCCCGGCAAGGAATACGCCACGCTATTGGACTGCGTGCGCAACTGCGAGCGACCGGGATTCGAACTGCTCCCCGGCGAAGTGGACGACTGGGAACTCGGCGAGGACGCGCAGCGGAAGAAGAAAAAGCCGCCTCCAGGGGTCAAGGTCTGTCCGAAGTGTTTTGCATCCTCGTCGCCTCAGGCCGTGCGGTGTAGCAACAAAGGACCGCCGGCATGCGAGCATATTTTTGTCGTGAAGTCGCGCGAGATCGATAATCGCGAAGGAGAGATTCACGAACTCACCCCAGCAGAACTCGAGCGCCGCCGCGCTCGCTGCGAGCAGGGGCGCAGTCAGACGTTGGAGGCGTTAATGAAGATTGAGCAGACCAAGGGTTATAAGCCGGGGTGGGCTGTCCATGTCCATAATGCGCGGATGGCGAAGAAACAGAAGGCGGCGACGTGATCAACAAAGAGGGCGAATACTGGCACCTGTATTTCAATGAGTACTGCGCAGACAGGCCCGCAGAAATCCTCGCGTTGGTCGAAAAACTCTACGCTGAGATGGACGCGATGTGCAGCGATTTCGGATCGATTTGGTATGTTAGGGCGCGCCCGTTGATTGACAGGCTGGCACCGATTGATGATGAAGATGTCGCCGTCCTCGTTCACTGTCGCTTCAGCGTCAAGGCGCCTCCGCCGAAGTCGGATGAGCCGAAGAATTTTGGGTTGGCGAAGGGAGCGATGTGAATGATTTGCCTTAAATTCATGCGATACATGACATCTGTCGAGCGCGGACCGTATTCAGTGAAACTGACGTCCAAACACGTCGACGCGGCCGCCGTTCCGCGCCCCGGCGACTTTTTAGGCTTGGACGCCGATGCCGGGAGTTATGTGGTGGATCGTGTCGAATTCGATTTCACGACAGAGCCGCCCACAGTAGAAGTCTGGGTAAAATGACCGCCTCCGGCCCCACCGAACTCGTCAACGACATCCTCCGCGAATTCTCGCGCGGCCCCACGCGCCTGTTCAGACAACAATCGGCGCTCGCGTGGGCCGGCAAAGTGATAGAGCGCACGTCCAACACGGTGACGATTATTCACCCGCACGCGATGAAACTCGGCACGGTCGGCATCAGCGACGTGGGCGGCCTGACGTCCGTGATCGTCACGCCCGATATGGTTGGCCGCGTGGTCGCTATCGACGTGCAGATCGAAGCGAAATTCGGTCGGGGTCGCCCCACGCCTGAACAGCTCGCTTATATCGCGGCAATCCGCGCGCTCGGCGGCCGCGCCGGCATCGCGCGCAGCGTCGAGGATGCGGCGCGGATTATCCAGGGCCTCACGCCGCTGTAGGCTCTATTTCTTTCTCCAACCGCCGAATCTCATCCTCGATCCGCTCGAATATCTCCTCGCGGTGCACCGGTACGTCACGCGGTGCCTCGATCCCCAAGGTCACGACGCCGCGCTCGACCTTCATGACCCGGATGGTGATCGTGCGATTGCCGATGATGATGGATTCTTTCGCTCTGCGGGCGAGTAGCAACATGACTTTCTCCCTATTCGCGTGAATTGAGATACTCAATCAAACTGCGCGCATCCTCCAACGAATACCCGAATCGCTCCCAGCGGCGCGCGCGGCCGGTGCAATAGAAATAGGTTGGCTGCAGGATCGGATATATCGCGACGGTGGTGGGTTGTTCGAAGGACCAGCTGATGCCGGGTGCGGGGCATTCGCCGGACAGGGTGCCGTAGTGGTTGCCTACAAACGTGGTCATCTGGCGCTCCTTCGTAACGACCCCTGTATACCACCGTGCTACACCCGCGTCAATACACCAATATCAACGCATCCGCGTCCGCCATCTCCCGCGAGCTGAACGCCGCGCCGGTATTGACCAATGGCTGCTGCGTTCCACCTAGAAAAAACAACCCAGTCAGCCCCTGCGCGGACAACTGCGACGGCGTCACCGTCTGCGCCCCGTTGCCCCACGGGTTGATCAACGCGACACCCCCCGTGAACGCCCGCAACTGCACGCCGTTCGATAGCGTGATAATCGTCAACGTCCCATTCACCGGTGTCCCGAGATAGCCGCGCGGCACATTGACTTGCGTCAACGAATCATCGCCAAACTCGTCATACCAGCGCGTGACCGCCCAGTTGTAGCCGTCCACGCCCGTGCCGTACAGCGCGTTGCCATTCACCAGCGTGAAACACAGCCCCAACCGCATCAACTGATACTCGAGTGCGGTCCCGGTCGAAGCCACCGTCGCAATCCCGCCGGTCGTGAACGTCGCCGTCTCGCTTCCATCGGTCGCCGGCAACCAACTACCGATGACCGGCATCTTCGGTGCCACACAGAACGCCGTCAGGTTCGTGTAATTTCCCTGCATATCGGCGTATGTCTGGAACGCTTGGTACGAACTCGACGGAATCCCGAACGCCCCTTCCACCAGGCCGCCGTTGAATACCCCCGCCGCGCCGTTAGCGGTCAATGAGCCGATATTCCCATACCCCACACTGTTCCAGTAATCGCCGAAGTTGCCGAAGTTGTAATACGTCGAGCCCGGGTTGCACGTCGCGAGATACGCCTGTAGCGTCGCAAAGAAGTGATACTGCCCCCGCGCGAGCAGTGAGGATGTACCGGTCGGATACGCCGCAATCGCATTGTTATTGAAACTATTAACCCCATCCCAATAGCCTGTCGAGGACGTCAGCGCGCCTCCCCCATCGGGGAATATGAAACAGTTGTCGAGAAACACCCCATCGGCATTCGGCGCGGCGCCATTCGTCAGCGACAAAAACCTGGAATCCTGCGGATTTGTCGTCAATAACCCCGAAGCGAAGTACGTCGCCGCCGTCTGCGCCGGGCCCTGACCAGCCGACAACGTCCCATACACATTGCCGCAGATCGGCTGATCCAATCCGGCCGATCCGGCCGAGGTATCCCATGCATAGCCGTAGTTGATCTCATACTGCGTCGAGGCGTTGATCGTCCCCGAACGGGTCAGCTTCGAGCCCGCCCCCCCGGCGGCATTCCACGCCCACCAGTTATTGGACAGGCATATGTTGTTAAATCCGGCATAGCCTCCACTCGCGCCGGACGCCAACCCTGACTCCATGATCGCGTACGGAAAGCATCGCGTCGGCCGACTTCGATTGAGCGCGATCGGATAGGTTCCGCCGCCCTTCAACGCGGTAATCAGATTCGCGCGTTTCGTGCCGCTGTAGGCGCCGCTGCCTTCGAACGAGCCTCCGAGGATCGCCAGATCGTAGGCTCCCACCGTCTGCACGCCGATTCCGGCCGGCGTGGTCGGCGCCGAGGCGGTATACGACACAAAGCCCGATGTTGAGTCCTGGCCGTAACTGACGTCGCCGCCGTTGGCTACAATCGCCACGCGCGGAAACGTTGCCGGGATCGCCGGCAGTGTTGTGTTGACGGCGTAGACCGCGCCTGGCGCGCCTAGGATGCGGCCGCCGCTCAATATCACTGCGCTCACGGCTCGCCCGTTCGCTTGGACTTACCCGCTCGTGCGCTCACCCTCTACGTCCGCACTGCATCACACACCTCAATTTCACGTTTCGGCACCATACCGCTTGCGTTCGCATCGCTCCAGCCTTAGATTCGAAGCGTGGCCGCACGCCATAGATATCTACACCGCTAATAATTATCCGCCGGGGTCTTTCATGGCTAAGCAACGCGCGCCGCTTCCCACGGGTCGCCGCATTCCGCTGATGGTTTCCATCGACCCCGATACGCATGCGGGTCTGACGCAGATCGCGCGCGGATTCGAAGGCAATCGCTCGGCCGTCATCGAGCATCTGGTGCGCCTGTACTTCGCCAAGCCGCACACTCCCGTCTCGCTCACCGCTATCGACCCCGCCTAGCCCGCCATGGGCTGGGACTATCCGGGCCTCGCGCGCGCGGCCCTCGCACAGGCGTCTGACCTGCTCCCACGCTGGGTCGGCGGCAAGCGGTCGGGCGACAACTGGACCGCGGCGCGCACCCGTGATGGCGGCATCGGCGACTCGTGGTCGATCCGCCTCGACACCGGCGTCTGGTCGCATTTTGCGGGCGGTCTCGCGGGGCACGACATCATCGGCTTCTACGCCGCGGTATTCGGCGTCGATCAGGGCGAGGCGTTCAGGCAGATCGAGGCGCAGCTCGGGGGCGATTGGTCCTCACACCCCTGGTCCTCACACCCCGTCGCCCAGCCCGCCACCCCAATCCGCGCCAAACCGCCGGAGCGCCTCGCTGAGCCGATCCCCGAGGACGCCCCGGAAATCCTATCCCACCCCGATTACGGCGTGCACACGGCCCTGTATCGCTACGGCAATGCGTTCGTGGTCACGCGCTACGACTTCACGGATGAGGATGGCCACCCGGCCAAGGCGTTCTGCCAGTGGACGTGGCGGCGTGGCAAGTGGAGCCGCCAGGGTTATGGTGACCATCGCCCGCTGTACAACGCGCACGAGCTCGTCAAGTATCCGGGCGCGCCCGTCCTCGTGGTCGAAGGGGAGAAATGCGTCGAGGTGGCCCGCAAGCCGCTGTTCGGCTATGTCCTCACGACGTGGTCCGGTGGCGTCGCCGGCGTCAGGCAGACGGACTGGTCAGCGCTCGCCGGTCGCGACGTGCTCATCTGGCCCGATGCGGATGACCCGGGCCGCGCTGCAGCCGCCGCGATCTCGACCCTGCTGGTCCCCACTGCCCAGCGCGTGCGCGCGGTGAATCCCAATGGCGCCGATCCGGGGTGGGATGTGGCCGATGCGATCGAGGGTGGGCTTACCGGGAGGCCGCTCGTGGATTGGATGGCGGCGCATACGGTGGCGCAGATTGAGGGGCCGAAGGCCCAGCGGGTCACTGAGCCGCCGGCGATCGTAGCGGCTCCCGACGCGGGCACCCTCGCGCCAACCGAGCAATCGCCACTCGTTACTCTGGCCTCTTTGGATCTCGAGTGCGTCAAAGGGATTCCAGTCCCGTCGCTGTCCAACGTCAGTAAAATCCTTCAGTCTCACTCGATATTCAAGGGTCATATCTGGTTCGACGATTTCAGGGGCGCGACGTATCACACTCTGCGCGGACCCACTCCGGTTCGCTGGACGGATGCCGAGACACGCGCTCTCACTGTCAACATTCAACAAAAACTTAAACTTGCCAAATTCACCAGTCGTATTGTGGAGGAGGGTTTGCAACACGCTGCGGAATGCAATCGGCGCAATTCGCTGACCGCTTGGCTCGACTCTTTGCCAGCATGGGATCGCACCGAACGCCTCAATACATGGTTGGCCGATTGCGCCGGCGTGGAATTCAACGAATACTCGAAATCCATCGCATCCAACTGGCTTATCGGCATGATTGCGCGCGCGTCCGAACCCGGATGTAAAATGGATAACATGCCCGTTTTAGAGGGAGTTTCAGGGCTTTCCAAGACGTCTTTGTTAGAGGTGCTCGGCGGCGAATGGTACAAACCATTGCCGATGGAGTTCGGCTCCAAGGATTTCCTCCAAGCCTTACGCGGCGCGTGGCTCGTTGAAATCCCTGACATGACCGGGTTCAATCGAGTTGCACACTCGGCGGTCCTCGCCACAATAACTATTCGCAACGACACCTATCGGGCGCCGTACGGTCGCGAGCCTCAGGAATATCCGCGCACCTGTGTGTTTGCGGCCACTTCTGAAACTGACGACTATCTGTCAGACATGCGAGGCAAGCGCCGCTATTGGCCGATTCGGTGTACGGATATCAACTTAAATACCCTGCAGTTAACCCGGGATCAGCTCTTCGCAGAAGCCTTGGCACGCTATCGCGACGGTGCACGTTGGTATGAGATGCCAGCCGATGCGACGCGCGATGAGCAAACCGCGCGCAGCGAATCAGACGGATGGGCCGAGCCGATACTCGAGAAGGCCGAGGAATGGTGGGTTCGATACAAAATATCGCCCATCGGCGCGTCCATCACAGCAAAGCGTCTGCTCACCGATGCTATCGGCATGCAGCTCAACCAGATCAACGAAGCGCATTGCCGTCGCGTGTCAGCCATCCTGCGCGGCAATGGTTACGAGCGCAAGAAGGACAAGGTCGGCTTCATCTGGATCAAGCGCGACCGCTCGGCCTGACAGACCCGCTCGGCCTGACAGACCGCTCGGCCGACTATCGACGCTTGTTCCACGCGCTGGCCGCAGCTTGCCAGGTTGGCCAGGTGTGGAGCGCATTCGATGCGAAACACTCTGGGTCAACGCACTCCACGGTCCAGCCTGCACTGAACCACTTTGCCGCCTCGGCGCTCACCTCAACGACTTCCACGAATCCAACTTCGTAGCCACAGAACGGGCAGTACTTAAGGGCTTGCTGGGCCCTGCGGTAGGCCTCGTTATCATCGGTGTTTTTGATATTCATTAGTACGACTGATGGATAGATAGATAGATCGGGATAGATGGTTTCTACTTAGCGCGTGGATTATGGCGCCGCTCGCCCTGCGTGTCACGATCTCGTATTAAGTCTCTCCTGTGTTATTACGGTAACTATCTATCTTATCTATCTATCTATCTAAATATGATTAATATCAATTGGATATGGCGGCAGATGCAGAGATAGATCGGGTAGATACATGCTCCAGTCTGAAGCCTAACGTCGTTAACCTTCCCGTTCGCGACATCGCATGTCGCATTTAGACATGTCCTGCGACCCATCGCGCATGCCGCCCCTCAAACTCCGCGCGCTGTCAACTGACACCGCAGTCATTGCGTTCGGTAACCGAACACGCCGCGACTCAACGTGTGGTCCATTTGTCATAATATACATAGCGCGCAACTTGAAATTTTTGTAATAAACGGCTCTTTATCTATTCTTGTCATATACTTACGCGTAATTGTTATGTTGTAGATGTATATATGCCTAAGCGAACACTCAAGCCGAGCGACAAGACGCGCGTCTTACATCACACCAGACTCAAGCAGGCTCGATCCCTCGGCCGGTTGCCGGCGTGGGCTGATTTGCAGGCGATTAAGGCTGTTTACGCTGAGGCCCGCACGCGCAACCTGGCCGAAGGGATTGACGCTCACATGATGCGCTGGAGCACTGTCGACCCATGGCAGGTCGACCACATCTACCCGCTCAATGGCTACCTCGTGTCAGGTTTGCATGTACATGATAACCTTCAGGTTATTCGGCGATCAGCGAATGAGGAGAAGGATAGGCAGCTCGAGGGCCTGCCGTACTGACGCGTGACGCGACGAGCTCGAGCCCCTGCCTCGACGTCCAGGTAATAGGGGATCGCCCCTCCAGGCCTGTTGGCTGCAGCATATAGGCCTCAAAAACGACCCCGGAGAGCCCCCTTTTGGCCAGATCGGAGGACCCATGAGACCGGTCCTGTGCGCCGCATCAATATAGGAAAGGGGACCCAAAACGGGGGTGGTACCATGGTAAAAGGTACCGAAAATGAGTCTCATCTGTCACACTAGTGACGCATAAGTGACACAACGATCTGACTCAAAATAGTAAGTAAATTGACTGTGCGCACTCACACAGTAGAGTCAGAAATATCGCAGTACTGCGATTGCGCACTCGCAAAGTAATAACAACTCTGACTTGCATTAATTAGTGAGTTGTGACAGACTTGAGCAATGAAGAATCCGAATGATGTCAGAATTAACGTATATCTGACGCAAGATACACACACGAGGCTAAAAGCCTGGGCGGCGGCGCGCGGGCAGACCATTCAGGGCGCCGTCAGTGTGTCTATCGGAGAAATGGTGGCCAAGGTAGAGTTGCCGAGGATGCCGCCGCCGCTGACAACGCAGTGGCCCAAGCCGACTGTGCCAGCGTGGGAGCCAGAACCGCCGCCTGAATTCGATCCGAGGGAGAGATACTTCGACCTGATCGATGAGATGTGGGTTCCTGAGGCCAAGGCCCAAATGGAGCGCGAATGCAGGGAGCGCGGCATCACGGGTTGGCTCGCGCCACCGCTGCATCAGCACTGGTGGGCTAACTATCGCAAGCGCTGCGAGGCGGCGGGTCGGGATTACGAGGAGGATTTTTACGTATGACCACGATCACCTCAGTGGGCAGCGTATTGGCGGGGTTGGCGTTCTGGCTCGTGTTGGTGCCGCTCATGGTCGTGGCGCTGTGGTGGCTGACGGTTGCAGTATGGAATCTGGCGCTGCTCGCGTTGGAATGCGTCACCAACGGGATCGCGGCAGCGTTGATGTTAGTGTGGCAGCCGCTCGGGTGGGTGTTGGCCGGTGGCCGCTGGGTCGTGAAGCGGGTGCGCTCGTGAGTGCGCCGGTGGAAGAGACGGCTGGCGCACCGAGTGCGGGGCAACCGAATGCCGGCCAGCCGAGCGCAGAAGCGCTCAGTCACGAAGCCGACTGCCGGTGTTCGAAGTGCCGCGCGTTCTGGTGGGAGTTGTTCAGTCCGGCGCCGGCGGAATACCTGACGGTGACGAAGGACGAGCGGGACGTGATGACCGGGAGGGTGGAGTGAGCGGCGAGACGTACGAAATCGGCGAGGTGGCGATTTATTGGCGCCCGATATCCCGTCGCCACAACCGTGAGGTCATCATCATCGGTCTGCCGGCGTTTCACACATACTACGACACGGTGACGCGGCAGACACGCCGAGCCCGTGGCTACGCAATTTCATTCGGAGGTGAGCCGGCACCCTACGGCAACTGGATGGCCGAGCCGCACGAACTGCGCAAGCGCCGCCCTCCGCAGGACTGGGTTCGCCTATGTAGGCTCGCCGAGCGCCCGGTCAAGGAGCCCGGATGAAAGCCGCCGCCCTCGCCAGCAGCGTGTTGGGCGCCGTCGCCGGTGTCTGGACGGTCGCGGTGAGCCTGTGGCATGTGTTGTGGATGATCCCGCTGTTGGCGGCGCGGGGATTGGTGATCGCGGTGGTGTTTTGTGGGTGGGGGTGGAGCGCGGTGCGGGAGATGTATGAGGATGACTAGGGCGCCGAAAAAGACCGGCGCCGCCGTCGCCGATGAGGTGATGACCCGCTGGGGCATGCCGCCGGGTGAGGAGGCGTTCCGGGCCGTGATCGAGTATGTGTTTCAGCAGGGCGTGATCGAGGGGGTAAACAGCGCGGGGTCGGCGATGAAGCGAGGGTTCAGCGCGGCCGAGCGGGCGCCCCCGTGACCTACCGCTACACGGTTGAGACGCTCGCCTCGGGTCAACCGCGACCCTACGCGGATTCAAGATCACACGTTCGGGTGACTATTGAATGGTTCATGGCGTGGCTGGGCGATCCGAATGATTCGCGTTCGGTATGGAAACCCAATGAGACGTGGACTGAAGAGCAAGTTAGAAAACTGCTGCCGCACTTGCGGTGCGGCTTTACTGAGAGCACCGAGTGGAAACTCGGAAGTGCCAAGTTGGACTGGCTAAGGCAGGTCAGCCCAGGCGTTTGGGAATTTCACACGAGTGAGCCGTACAATGACTGACAGTGAAGGGATGACCTCATGCGAGCGCGCCGAGGCCCTGATCGCCGAAGCCGCCCGCATGATCGACCGTAGTATCCGGCATCTGCCGCACGGGGTGAGCTCGAACGAGTCCCGGAAGCTGGTGGAGTTGATTGTGGAGGCGGCGGTGGAGCGGATGAAGATAGCCGAGCCGGTGATACCGCGGTGCGTATGTGGTCGCCCGCTGAGCGATGGCGACCACGAGCACCCGGATTGGATGCTGGCGCTGAAGCCGGGAACCGCGTGCTGAGATGCCCGAGCGCCGCAGCCCCGCCCACAAGTCAACCCTTAGTGTGCCCGTGACGACCGCGCTCAAAACCGCATTGGAGCTGGAGGCGTGGGAGTGCCAGTTGACGCTGCCCGCGTACATACGAGGGCTGTTGGAAAGGCGCGGGAAATACTTCCGCACATATGGCAAGGTGCGGTATGACATTGCGGCGGAGATACCTCAGGTGAGGAGGATGGAGTGAGCGCAGGTGATTGGCGGCCGATCGAGACCGCGCCTGAGGACGGGCAGGACATACTCGTGTATGGAACCCTCGGTAATATGTTGATACCAGATCGCCGGTGTCACGTTGCTCACTTCAGTCGCGGTTGGTGGAGCTGGAAATCGACGGTCAGCCACGTGACGCATTGGCTGCCGCTGCCCGGGCTTCCCCCCATGACCCGCAACCCCGACCGCGACATCGCGCCCGCCCCCTGTCACCATCTCTATCTGCCAGACCAGGTGTTCGATACCTACCCACCCGCATACTCCTTTAGGTGTGAGCGCTGCGGCGATATCAAGATGGCGTGGGAATTGTGCATCGAGGTATCGGAGTGAGCCGCGATCCAAACCGGGAGATACCGCTGGCGCCCGAGTCGGTGTCGGGTCGCAAGCGAGGGCGCCGCCCCAAAGCCCCCTCCCCCGGCATGCCGGCCCCGGTCTACACCCCCGAGGCCGAGCGCGCCGAACTGGCCGCTTGGTGGCGCAAACGCATGGAGCAGGTCGAACGCGAGCACGCCGACCGGATCGAGCAGTTGAGGAACGGCGGCGAGCATCCCACGCCCGCGTACGCCAAGCAGGTGAAGATGTCCGGCGCGCTCGGGATCGAGAAGTCGGTGACGTGTCGGATGCTCGGGATCTCGATGTACACGCTCGAGACGCACTACGCGGAAGAATACGCCGTCGGCGCCGCCGAGATCGTGGCGTCGGTGGCGGCCAACATGATCCGGATCGGGACCTCGATGGAGGACCCGGCGGCGGCGAAGGTCGGCATGGATATCCTATCGCGGCGCGGCGGTCAGGAGTGGCGGCCGCCGGCGCAGAAGGTGGAGATGGAGACGGAGGTGAAGGAGAAGAATGTGATTGACAGTAGCCGGCTTAGTTATGAAGAGCGGCAGCAGTTGCGGTTGATGATTGAGAGGGTTCAAACGGAGCCGGAAGGGTTAGGAGCCGCGGAGTCGAGTGGCGATTCCAGTGAGGACGACGTTGTTGCCGGCTAGTTATCCGCCCACCTATATAACGAGACACCTGCGACTCTGCTCCAAGTGCAAGGAATACCGCGCCGTCACGCCGGGCTGCAGGATTCCGGGCGGGAATAATCGGCGCGGGCGGTTTGTGTGTGCGGGGTGTGCGAAATCGGCCGCGGTAACGGTCTGATCGGGGATAGCCAAGATGGTAAGGCACGAGACTTTGATTCTCGCATACGCAGGTTCGAGTCCTGCTCCCCGAGCCGTGGCCTGCGCTGCATGATCGAACTCCCCGCCGGCATCGACCGGGATGCGCAACTATTAGATTTAGACCGTGTCGACTGCGAGCAGTCTCTCTACACGTTCCTGAAATCCGCCTGGAAATACATCGATCCCGCGCAGTGGAAAGACGCCTGGGCGGTTGATGCCATTTGCGAGCACTTGCAGGCCGTCGTCGACGGCCAGATCAAGCGCCTCATCATCAATTGCCCGCCAAGAATCGGGAAATCCAACACGGTATCGGTGGCCTTCCCCGCGTGGACGTGGGCGCAACCGGAAGTGTCCCCGACATGCGGGCCGGGCGTGCCGTTTCTGTACGCGTCGTACGCCGACAAATTGTCGCTGAGAGACTCCGTCAAATGCCGGCGTTTGATTGAATCGCCGTGGTATCAAGCCCGCTGGGGCCATCGATTCCAACTCACAACCGACCAGAACACGAAGTCACGTTTCACCAACGACAAAGGTGGCGATAGACTGATCACTTCGATTAACGCAGGGGTTACGGGTGAAGGTGGAAATATCATCTGTATTGATGATCCCAACGCGGCGAACGATGTTGAGAGCGAGGCAACCACCGAGACTACGATCACCTGGTGGACGACCGCGATGCCAACGCGCCTGAATGATCCGATGTTTGGCGCATTCATCATCATTCAACAAAGGCTCGGGGAGGATGATCTCACGGGCCATATCCTGGAGCATGAGGCGGATGGCTGGACCCACCTGTGTTTGCCGGGTCGTTACGAGCCCGAGAGGTCTTTCCATACCTCTATCGGTTGGAAGGACCCGCGCACGGAACCCAACGAGTTGCTGTGGCCCGAGCGTTTCAGCGAAGAATACCTGAAACGCCTCGAAAAAAGCATGGGGCCGTTCACCTTTGCCGGCCAGATCCAACAACGCCCGGAGCCCAAGGGCGGTGGCATTATTTTGCGGGAGTGGTGGAAGCTCTGGGAGCCGGAAGCCTATCCGCCGATGGACTTCGTGTTGGGTTGTCTGGATACAGCCTACACGGAAGATACCATGAACGATCCGTCAGGCATGATCATCTGGGGAATCTTCTCAGGAGACGTCAAGGCGGCCGCGACCCAGATCGTTAGTCAGGACGGAAAAAATATCATTCGCCCGGACTCGACCTATTCGGAGTTCGCGCCGCATGTCATGTGTATGTGGGGTTGGGAAGCGCATCTGGCACTGCATGAGTTGGTCGAGAAGGTCGCCAAGACCTGCGTCAAAATGAAAGTTGACTTGCTCCTGATCGAGAACAAAGCTTCCGGTATCAGCGTTGCTCAGGAAATACGCCGTCTCTATAGCCGCGAGAAGTTCGGCGTTAAACTGTTTGATCCGAAGAGTCAGGACAAGACGGCGCGGTTGTATTCAATCCAACATCTGTTTGCAGAAGGAATCATCTACGGACCGGATCGACCGTGGATGGAGAAGATCATCACGCAGGTGGCGATGCATCCGAGATCCAAGCACGACGAATTTGTGGACTTGACCTCCATGGGGCTGCGCGAGCTGCGCGAGATGGGGCTTCTGGTGCGCCAGCCGGAGCGCGAGGCAGAATTGGAGGCGCAGAAGGTGTACCCAAGAGGGACCGATATACCGCTGTATCCAGCTTGAGGTAAGCTAGGCCGATATGCTAGTGGACCCCCGCAACGTCACGCCCCGAGCGACGGCCACCGTAGACCTGATTTCGAAGGTCATGCGGCCATGGTTGTTCCGCGTGACCGTAACAGGCGAGCCGCCGCACGCGTGGATCCGGGTATATCCGATCGCAGCGCCGGATGATGATGCGGCGGCCATGAAGGGACTCGAATTGTTTGTGGCCGAGTGCGGGCGCCCCATGCCGATCGGCGTGGTCTCGGCCGTCCCCCGAGCCAAACTCGCATGAGCGGCCTAGCCGGCCTCAACAACGCCAACCTCCGCCTCGTCGGCACCCCCGACCCGTCCACGCCCGATCCCGTCGCGATCACCGTCGATATCGCCCATGACGGCCCTGATACCCCGGATATCGACGAAAAAGGCAACATTCTCCGCATCGACCACGGCGACGGCTCGATCACGGTCTCGCTCGATGGCAAACCGCTCAGCCCCGCAGCGAACGAGGAACCCATCGGCTGGTTCGGCAACCTCGCCGAGCGGATCGATCGCGAGGAACTCTCGCGGATTACCGAGGATTTGCTCGTCGGTATCGGCGAGGATCTGACCTCGCGCGCCGAGTGGATCGAGGACCGCGCCCACGGCATCAAGCTCCTCGGGCTCAAGATCGAGTTGCCCAATACACAGGGCGCGACCGATGGTGCACCGGTCGAGGGGATGTCAAAGGTCCGGCACCCTCTTCTTTTAGAGGCGGTCTTAAGATTTCAGGCGAACGCCCGCTCCGAGCTGCTCCCCACGGACGGCCCGGTCAAGATCCGCAATGACTCGACCAGTCCGAGTCTCGGCGAAGACCAGACCGCCAACGCGCTCGAGCAGGACATGAACCACTACCTCACGGCAGTGGCGACCGAGTACTACCCCGACACCGACCGCATGCTGTTCATGACGGGGTTCGGCGGTACCGGGTTCAAGAAGGTCTATTTCTGCCCGCTGCGGAGCCGACCCGTGTCCGAGTCCGTCGACGCCGACGACCTGATCGTGAATCAGTCGGCGACCGATCTTGCGAATGCCCAACGCGTGACGCACCGCGTGATGATGAAGCCGTCGACCGTGACGCGCATGCAGATCCTGGGCGTCTATCGCGACCTCGAATTAGGCGCTGCGAAGGCGCCCGACTCAGATCCGCTCAAGCAGGAAGAGAACGCGCAGCAGGGAATCACGGAAGACACGATGCGCCGCCCGGCCGACCGCGAGCGCGAAATCTACGAAGTCTGCTGCGAGCTCGACATCAAGGGATTCGAGCACAAGCACAAGGGCAAAGAGACCGGCCTGCAGATTCCGTACGTGGTGACGATTGATCGGTCCAGCCGCGAGACGCTCCGGATCGAGCGCAACTACAACGAGGACGACCAGAAGCTACCCACCGCGCGCAAACGGTTCATCAAGTATCCGTTCGTGCCAGGGCTGGGGTTCTACGATATTGGCCTGCTGCATATCTTAGGGAACACGACCAATGCCGTGACCGCCGCGTGGCGCGAGATGCTCGACTGCGGCATGTACGCGAATTTCCCCGGCTTCCTCATGCAGGACAATGGCGGCCGGCAGAATACGAATATTTTCAGGGTGCCGCCCGGCGGCGGCGCGCCGGTGAAGACCAACGGCGTGCCAATCAAAGAAGCCATCATGGCGCTGCCGTACAGCACGCAGCAGATGCCGGCCACCATGCAGTTGGTCGACAACATGGTGGAGACGGGGCGCAGGATTGGGGGCACCGCGGAAGTTCAGGTTGGCGAGGGGCGGGCGGACGTGCCGGTGGGCACTACGATGGCGATGATCGATCAGGCCATCAAGGTCATGAACGCGGTGCATAAGCGCATGCACGCCGCGCAGGCGGAAGAATTCCAACTGTTGAAGCAGCAGTTCAGGGAGCATCCTGAGAGTTTTTATCAGCGCGGTTGCAAGTCAAAAACCGCGTGGGACAAGGCGCGATTCTTGGCGGCGCTGGAGAATTGTAACCTCGTGCCTCAGGCGGACCCCAACACGTCGTCGTCGGGCCAGCGGCTCATGAAGGTGATGGCGCTGATTCAACTGGGTCAGGCGGCCCCGACATTATATGACCCGATCAAGGTTCACACGGCCGCGCTGAATGCGATCGGCTGGCCGAATCCGGAAGAATTCTTCGTGCCACCGGCCGCCCGCGCCGCGCCGCCGCCGCAGGTATTGCAGATGCAGGCGGAGATGAAGAACGCCGCGCAGGAGACACAGGCCAAGACGACCGACTCGGCCGCCCGCATGTTGGAAGCTCAAACTAAGGCTAGTGATACCCAGGCCAAAGTGCAAGGGCTGGGCCACTACGCCAAAGACCCCGCGCAGCCGGCGACCGTCAAGGCGCCCGAACAAACTTCGCCGTTGGACATCGCAAAAGCTCACGCGACCGTGATGGATGCCGAAACGCGCGCCCGCGACGTCGCCGTGAAGGAACGCGAATCCGCCACGGAGAATCAGAATCGCGACCAGGATCGATTGGCGAAAGAGCGTGAGGCGGCGATTGCGTTGGCGGGTGATGTTATCAAAGCCCCGACCGCCGGTGAGTCAGGGAAGCAAGTGAATGTCGGCGCGGCAGGAAAAAAGGCGCGTGGGATTATCAGAGACGTGGACAAGGGCATTAAGTGAACGCGAAAACAGATATCAAAGCCCCCGCTTGGCCATGCGACGGCTCGCCCGAGGAAATTTTCCGTCGAGCCTCAGAGGCAATGAAGGGGGATCATCCTCTTTGCGGAACGCTAGTTGTTGCATGGTATAGCCGTAATGAGAAGGGAAGCGGCACCCTCAGGTATCTGCACACCACCGACGACGGTGCGCACCTTACTGCTCTACTGTCCGATCTGTCATTCGAAAATCACATTGCGCGGCGGTCCATATTCGGCAATGGCAATACGAAGGTAGATGAGGTCTATCCAAACTTGAAACAGTCCAACGACGGGTCTGGCAAGTGAGCAGTACTCAATGGAGGCATCTGCATTGGTGGCAATCGCCGCGCAAGGAGACTGAGTTAATGCTCGATGCGTTGCGATTCAAGTTCTGCGGTGCCCGTTGGGATTCTGCTGTCGAGAAATACAATCGAGCATTTGCTCTGGAACTGGTATCCAGAGACAAGTCAGAGTAGATTCAGGCACCACACAGTGAGACACCCATGAGCACGATGTCGGAAGAGGCCCGGTCAAAGGCGAAATCCAAGGCCGAGCGTCTGGTGCGCAACGACCCCCACGAGCGCGTTGACGCCAGCGGGTACCAACCCGACGGCGCCATGGACGCAGACGTCCAGACCGGCCCGCGCCCCATCTCGCGCCGTCAGTTCAAACGCGGCGGCAAAGTCGAAGGCGAGTCCGCAGCCCTGCGCGCTGACCGCAAACCCCGCGCCAGCGGCGGTGGCGTCAACGCCTACATCAATCGCAACGTGAAATCCGCCAACGAAGAACGTGACGGCATCAAACACATCGGCGGCATGAAATCCGGCGGCCGCGCCGCGCACGCGAGCGGCGGCAAGGTCCACGCGGATGCCGCGCAGGACAAGAAGCTGATCCACGAGATGGGCTGCAAGTGCGCCAAGTGCTCAGGCGGTCGAGTCGGCCACGCCCGTGGAGGCCCCGCGATCAACGATGGGACGCGTCCCGTTGCCGGCCGCATCGCGCGCAAGGGCGGCGGTCGCACCAAGGGCAAAACCAACATCAACATCATCGTGGCGCCGCAAGGTCAGGGCGGTCCGCCGCCGGGTCCTCCGCCCGGTCCGCCGCCGGGTGGTCCGGTCGGTCTGCACCAGGGTGCGCCGCCGCCGGCTGCGATGGGTCCGGGTGTCATGCCGCCGGGCGCGCCCGCGCCGATGATGCGCAAGTCCGGTGGCCGCACGGGCGTCGGCGAAGGATTCGGCGCGAAGCTGATCAAGCCGGGTGCGTATCCGATCGATGCGGGCGCAGGCGGCGGGTTGGGGCGGTTGGAGAAGGCTGAGAAGGCGCGGCCGCGTGGGCAATGAGGCGCAGGTGAAACACCACGTCTGGTGCAACTATCAGAATCCCATGCGGCCCGAGGACGGCGCCGAAGATTGCGATATGTGCAGGAATCTCAGGGCGTCATACCCGGAAAAACCTGGTGATATTCATGGCGAGAAATTGCAGCAGGAACATTTTCCCAACGTGATTCCGCGCTAGATGCAAACCCTCTCCACCCAATTCGAGCACGAACTCAAAAAGCGCATCGACGAGCGCCTGCTCGCCATTGCCGAGACCCTCGCCACGGGTCAGGCAGTTAAGGATTTCGCCGGCTACATGAAGTATGTCGGCGAGTTTCAGGCACTCAAACAGGTGCGCGACGTCTATTGCGATGAAGTCAACACAACAATCAACGAACGGTAATTAAATGCCTCAGTCTGCTATCAAGCCGGCCCCAATTTTCGACCCAAAGCGCGAGATTCTCGACAAACTCGGTGACCTCTCGCACGTCGAAATCGCCCATAATGAAGTGCTTTTGGCGATCTATCAACGTCCCGAGAAAACCCCCGGTGGCATCATCCTGACAAACAACAATCTGAAGGAAGATGTCTATCAGGGCAAGGTCGGTCTGGTCGTCAAAATCGGGCCAGGATGCATCTTCAAGAACATCGTCATTCAACTTCACGACTGGGTCGTGACGCGCCCCTCCGATACGTGGGCGTTGGACGTCAACGGCGACGCCGACACGTTGAAGCGCGAGGATTTTGTTGCATGTCGGCTCGTGTATGACGACCAAATTCGGCTGCGGATCTCCAATCCGGGGATCGTATGGTGACCAAACTCCCGGCGCACGCCATGCAAGTCGTCGAGATGTTCCTCGAAACCTTCGCAAGGTTCGCGGAAAAGCTTTGCGACTGCCGCGATTCAGCCACGCGCGGTGCTGCAGGCCCGGATTTTCACACTGAAGAGTGCGTTTATCGAAAAACACTCGAAGGCCGCGAATAAATGTCAACACCCCCCGAACAAGTCGAAATCGACATCGCCGCACTGGACGCGAAAGCGGCCGAAGAAGCCGCCAACAAAGCCAAATCCGGCCCCGGCATCGACGACACGCCCGAAATCGTCGTCGAGTCCCCTGCCGAGACCACACCGGCTCCGAAACCGCACCTCAAGCCCGAAGAAGGCATCGCGAAGCTGCAAAAGCAGCTCGACGACGAGCGTGCGGCCCGCATCGCGGCCGAAACCCGCGCGAACGACGCAGCGCAGGCCGAAGTCATCGCCCGCACCGATGTCCAGAAGACCCAACTCGACTTGGTCACGTCCGCAATCGAACGCGTCACCGCGGCAAACGACACGTTGGAATCCCAATACGCCACGTCCGCCGCCGCCGGTGACTGGACCGCCGCCGCGAAGGCGCAGCGCGAGATGGCAACGAATGCGGCGAAGCTCGCGCAGCTGGAGGCCGGCAAATCGGCGCTAGAGAAGGCGCCGAAGCCCACCGCGCGGCCCGCTACCGATCCGGTCGACCAATTCACGGCCAACCTGTCGGCCCCGTCCGCCGCCTGGGTCCGCGCGCATCCCGAATTCGTGCGCGACACCCAGAAGAACCAACAGATGATCGCGGCGCACCAACTCGCCATGGCGCGAGGACTGAAGGCCGACACGCCGGAGTATTTCACGTCCATCGAGAAGACGCTCGACCTCACCGCGCCGACCGTCACGACCACGAACGGCGCCGACCATGCGGACGACGACCCCATGGCTTCGGCCGCCCAACCCACCAACGGCGGTCGCCAAGCCGCCCCCGCCGCGCCCGTCACCCGCAGCGGCTCGGGCGGTGGCTCCAAACCCGGCCGCGTGACCCTGACCCGCGATCAGGTCGAGGCCGCGCACGCCTCGTTCCCCGACTCGAAGACCCCCTTGGAGGACTACGCCCGGCAAGTGGCGGCACTCCGCAAAGAAGGTAAGTTGCAATGAACACCCCGGACCCCCGCACCCCGCCACCCAAGACCGGCGTCGGCGCCGCAGTCTCGACCGCCATCTCAGCCCCCACCCCACCCCGCGAAGAAGACCCCCGCACCCGCGCCGCGCGCCGCGCGCTCGAGCTCCGCGAGCACATGGGCGGCTCGATGGACGACGGCGTCGACAAGTTCTACATCGACCCGCGCATCATCCCCGATGGCTGGTCCTATGAGTGGAAGCGTCACACGCTGCTCGGCAAGGAGGATCCGTCCTATCAGGTCGCCTTGGCGCAAAAGGGTTGGGAAGCCGTCCCGCGCGCCCGTCACCCGTTCATGATGCCCGATGGCCACCAGGGCGAGACCATCGAGCGCGAAGGTCAGATCCTGATGGAGCGCCCGAAAGAGATCACCGACGAGGTCGTGAGCCACGACAAACGCAAGGCGCGCGAGCAGGTCCGCGGCAAGGAGGAGCAGCTCGGCATGGCGCCGGCGGGCCAGTTCGAGCGGGATGGGCATCCGCAGACGCGGCCGTCGATCAAGAAGAGTTACGAATCGATACCGATACCGGAGAAATAGGTCGTGATCAAACCAACTGAAGGTCGAGTCGTCTGGTATTGGCTGGCCGCTGGAACACCCCAGACGAAGCCGTTGGCGGCCATTGTCGCGGGCGTCAAAAGCGATTCCGTCGTCAATTTGTCAGTGTTCGATTTCGAGGGCAATCAGCGCGGTGAAACGGATGTGCCATTGATTCAGGAGGGAGACAAGCGGCCGACTACGCATTTCTGCGAGTGGATGCCGTACCAGAAAGGTCAGGCCGCGAAGACTGAAGCGGTGATCAAGGCCGCTGCTGCGGGCCAGCAACCAAGCCCCTTCTCCGACGCGGCGACTCCCTCCTGACTCCGTTCGGAACCGCACAGACTTAAAACCGTTACGCGTTCAGCGTATGCTTCACTTTTTCCGCCACCGTTTCTGAGGAATTCCCATGTCAGCCAATCTCGTCCCCGTTATCGTTGCCCTTGCCAAGGGCGCCAGCATCTCGACCCCGACCGGTGCGGCGTTTGCCTCGACCAGCGTCGTGGTCACCGACTCGAGCGGTGTCGCGCAGCCTGCCGTGCTCCTGACCGGCGTCGAAACCCCGACCCCGTGGGCCTTCTCGACTTCCGTCAATCCGGGTGCCGGCACAGTGGTCGCGACCGACCTCGATATCAATGGCGCCACGCTCGGCACTCCGATCAGCCAGACGTTCACGGAAGCCGGCACGCCGCCTGCGTTCCTGCCGACGACCGGCATCACGGTTACTCCCGTGACGGCAGCGGTTGCCGCGCTGGCCAAAAAGCGCTAAGCGGTCCCGACCGTGACACGGCAGACGTGGGAGGAAGAGCGCGACGCCAAGATTTTGGCTCGCGTTCTTCTGCTCTTGGAGGCGAATACCGCGGTGCTTCAGGAGATCCTGAAGCGCATGCCGGCGCCGCCGCAATACAAACCGACGACCGCGATTGTCGTGATCGCC